TTTGGTAAACAAAAAGGTTTACCTATAAGTTGCTATGGATCTAATGTTGATGATAACTTAGATAGTATTTTAAATGCTGGTCGTGAGATTGGAATGATGAGTAAATATGGCGGAGGTACAAGTGCTTTTATTGGCAACATTAGAGCAAGAGGAACTGAAATATCTACAGGTGGTTTTGCTGATGGTCCAGTGCACTACGCTAAGATATATGATACTGTAGTAGATGTATGTAAGCAGTCTGAAGCTAGACGTGGTGCTTGTGCAGTATACCTGCCGGTTGAGCATGCTGACATCTTAGAGTTCTTAGATATTGGTACAGAGGGTAACCCCATACAAAATTTGCAGTATGGTGTTACAGTTACTGATCAATGGATGACTGAAATGAAAGAAGGAGATAAAGACAAACGTAAAGTATGGGCTAAGATCATTCAGAATAGAAGTGAGTTTGGATTTCCTTATGTTATGTTTAAAGATAATTCTAATAACAATTCTCCGTATAAAGAACTTGGGATGGATATTACAGCATCTAATTTGTGCTCAGAAATCCAGCTTCCTACAGATAGTTATAACTCTTTTGTATGTTGCCTTGGTTCTATCAACCTGTTACATTGGGATCAGATAAAAGAAACTGACGCAATTGAAACATATGTATATTTCTTAAACGCAGTAATGGATGAGTTCATTATTAAGTCTGAGACTATGCCGGGTATGAAGAGAGCATTTAACTTTGCTGAAAAGCATAGAGCTATTGGTCTTGGTGTATTAGGTTATCATTCTTTGTTTCAATCTAAGCTTCTTGAGTTTGACTCACTGCAGGCTAAAGGATTAAACAGTGAGATTTTTAGAACCCTTAAAGATAGAAGTGAGATTGCTTCAAGAGAGTTACATAATGATTATGGATACACATCTCTTAGAGAAGGGTATGCTAATACAACCCTTATGGCAATTGCTCCTACTAAGTCTAGCTCATTTATACACGGTGCTGTGTCTATGGGTATAGAGCCTATTAAGTCTAACTACTTTATTAAGGATCTTGCTAAGTCTAAGACTATCTATAAGAACCCATTCTTAGAAGAGGAACTTGAGAAGTATGGTCTAAATACAGACAAAACCTGGAAATCCATTCTAAAGAAAGATGGAAGTGTACAACACTTAGACTTTCCTACCAAAGAAGTATTTAAATCATTTGTTGAGATATCTCCAAAAGAGATTGTATTGCAGGCGGCACAGAGACAAAAGTATATTGATCAATCACAGTCATTAAACTTAATGATAGATCCATCTGTCTCAGCTAAAGATATAAACAAACTATATATGTACGCTTGGGAAGAAGGTGTAAAAACTTTATACTATCAATTTAGCAAAAGTTCAGCTCAGGATTTTGCACGTAACATTTTAGAATGCTCAAGTTGTGAAGGTTAAAAGAAGAATACTCAAATTACTAGCTTATAAAAATAAGCTTACATCATATCAAAAGGTTGCATCCCGTATAGGTTATATGGGTGCAGGCTTTTTGATAGCAGGTCAATGGACACTACATCCGGGATTATTTATACTAGGTTTTATATGTGTAGTTATACAGACATCATCACGTAAACAATGGAATCTTGTTGCTCTGAATATAAACGGGTTAATTGCTTGGACAGTTCATCTTATTAGAACAGTGCTAGGATAAGAGTTAAGTTTATTTTCTTAATCCTTTATGGTTATCAATTCTATCTAGAATTTTATTGAGTTCTTCTGTTTTTATTAAACCTGCCATTGAAGCATTCTTTAAAGCACTTATAAGTTGTAAGATCATAAAAGGAACTACAACTACTTCTGATAGCCAACCTGTTCCTGCAAAGCCTCTTTCTACCATAAGAACAACCGTGAGTATAGCTATCCATACTGCCGTGTTTCTGGTTATTCTTAATGCTTTATATGTTTTAAAACCTTCTCTTTTACAGCCTGCCCAAACTCCAAAAATGCCATCCAACCATAATACTGAACAAACAGCTAAGTATTGTTCCATGTTTTCCATTGATAAATCAAAAAAGTACGTACATAAATACGTACAAAATGCTGTTATGCTCACTATGAATAATTTAGTTGTCATTTATAAATCTCATTTACTTTATCTATCCAGGTTTATACTATAATATAACTAAATAATATGTCATATGATAGATTTAAACCTGTTAATTTGTCTTACTTAATATAGAAATCAGAGTTTTTAAGGTATGAATCCCATTTCTGAATAGAATATAGTAGTGGGAATACATCTTTAATGTTTTTATATACCTTTAATTCTCCTTTTCTTTTACCTCTTTGATATACATAATTAGAATTAGCATAAAATGCTTCTTCATTTCCGGTTGCTTTAGCCATTGTATATTTGAAACCTCCAACAAAAATCATTTCAAAAGCTTCAGACATTTCACTTACTGATCTTGATGCAGCAATAGGTGAGTTAAACATTTGCTCTACCTGTTCAAACCCTGCAAAAGAAGGCATGAATAAAACAAGTTCCTTATATACTCTATCTGCTTGATATCTTGTTAAATTTTTAAATCTCTTTTCAGTATCACTATCATCATCATCACCAGATAATAAATCATCAAATAGCAAAGAAATAAACATAACACTAAACATGATACCTAAATCACCCATACTTCTATAGAAACCAAATAGTCTATTCTTAGCTCTTTGATCTATGTTACCCCCTCCACCATAATCTCTTGCTTCTCCAAACTTTTCACTAGTATATGCTCTGACTTGTTGGTTTAGGTATTCTTTACCCATTGTTCTAAAGTTCATATTACCTTGAGCCAACTCTTTTCTTGCAAAATTTAAGAATGATAAAGCAGATCTATATCTACCTTCCATCCATCCTAGATTTTCATCAAAGTATTCTCTTTGATACCTTGCTCTAATTGCTGGAGCCAACCACTTTTTAAATTGAATAGCTAATGCACCAAGTGTATGTGACTGAAGAACAATTCTATCTTCCTTGGCATAGTTACCATGAATTTGTTTGTTAACTTCTCTAATCTCATTTCTAATTTCATATCTTATATCATCATTATAAGCTACTTCTTGTCCATTTCTTTTGATTACTATATCAAAACCATCTTTAATTTTATTCTTATGTGTTTTTGTATCGTATTCAAATGCATCATAAAATGACAGCTCTTCTCCTGTTTTACTATTTCTAATCATAGTGTCCATAAGTATAGCCATACCCACTTTGGTCTGTGAATTATATTCAGCAGCATCTTGCATCACGTAACCCCACTCAGTTGCTCTATCAAACCAACTCTTACCATCTTCAGTAGCTCTACTTTGTTCACGTATATCAGACATACTATCCATCATTCTGAACATATCAACAAAAGCTTCATACTTACTATTAGGTAATTTTTTATCATAGTCAGCTTTAGCTAATCCTGGTATAACACCTAATGTTACTACGTCAAGTAAATCTTCTGCACCACCATGTGCTGTTCTATTGACTAATCCTGGAATAGCTCTCTTATTAAATTCCCAGGTTGCTCTTTTAAATGCCTTTTGACTATAAAATCTACCACCAATAGATTCAATATTGTTATTTATTCTACCAATCAAGTAGTTATTAAAGTTACCAAATGGGTTAAACGCTACATATGATAAAGAAGACAACTGAATAAGACCATCTGCAATTTTATCTACAGCACCCTTAGTAATGTTTTCATTTTCATAATGAATCATAGACATAAACTTCTTTGCTCTACGTACTACATTTTTTTCTTGAGTACTTGTATTAGCTTTAGTACCTAAATTATCTACAACTTTATCTTTTACTTTTGCTACTAGATTTAATCTCAATCCAGGAGCAGGAGTATATGTTCTGTTTTCAATTACCTTAACAAAAGCTTTTAAGGTATCATCTACAGCGCCCATTGTTTCATAGTTTTGAGCCATTGCACTAAACTTAAGTAAACTAGATGCCATATCTGTGCTAATCTGTCCTCTACTTGGTGTTGCTCTGAGCCTTACCATTTTACCATTTAATACAGCTATTTGCTTTTTATACTGTTGATCTTGGATTTCATTCTTTTTATACTTTGATTTAAGAAGATCAATTTCTTTTTGTAAATCAGCCATATCAGTATCAAGCTTAGGTCTACCGGTATAGTAGATAGGCATTTGATCAATAATATAACCCTCATTATCTAGTATAACATTTTTTTGAGTAGAGGTTTGTTGAAACATATTCCAAGCCCTACTCTCTGTCATACTAGCATATAGCTTGGTAAACAAAGTTCCTTTCTCTTTTACATCAGACATCAATCTATTCTGTACTAAAGGAACTCTACCCAACATTTGTGCACTTTGCCCAATAGGTATTTTCTTAAGCAAGTCATTCTCATACATATCTATGTATAATTGATAAAACTCCCTTTGGGCTACAGATTTTGCGTCAGTACCGCTCATTATGGCATCATACTTGGCGTTTCTCATATTACGTCCATCAAGGGTAGTTTCTAGTATTTGTCTATACTCTGCTTTAGGCACCATCATATCTTGACGGTCTTCTATAATTTGTCCTGTTGCCTCTCCCTTTATTCTTACAGCTCTGGTATATTCAACCGGCTGATAATATTTTGCAACATAAGCTGCATAGTCTGCATCTGAAATATTTTTTTTCTTTTCCCAACTTCCTCTTTGATTAGTTTCAGCACCGGGTCTCCACACTTCATATTTATTTCTGATATCAATAAACTCTTGGGTGTACTTGTGATACATACCTGAAGGACGTAATGTACCATCATCTCTTTTTTGCTCAGCCATATAAAAATCTCCATATGCTTTCTTTTTAGCAGCTAGATCTTTATTGTATTCTATATCTTCCTGACTTGCTGTTTCTAAATCATAAACAGGTCTGTATTGATATGGTGTACCTTCATTATCATAAAGTTGACTTCTGAGTTCATTTTGTATAGCCCAATATTGTTCTCCTATTTTTGTTACATATCTACCATTAAAAGTACCGTCTGCATCATACTCTAACATGAATTTATATAACTCGTCAAGTTTTAATTCAGGTGATAACTTTGCAAGCTTTTGTCCAGCCGTTCTTATAAGGTTTTCTCTTTGAGCCACAAGATCTAATAGCTTTTGATTTTGGGCTTTTCTTATTTTATCCATTGTAGCCAATAGTACATCTGGAGATGTTGCCATATCTTTAGTTTGATATTCAGTGTCACTGATATCTGCAGCTTTTTCCATCAAAAGCTCTAAGTCTTTTTCAGTATATAAACTATTTTCACCACCAAAATCTCTATTTGATTTTAGCCTCACCATTTCTTTAACATAGTCTTTTAGTGCTTCACCTACTATTCCTCCTGTGTCAGTGCCAGCACCACTAAGTAAATTAAGTTGTTGTTGTAATGATAAAATTAAATTCTTTTGAGTATTATTTAAACCTTTTAAATCTTTAAGTATAAAAAGCCCTTCAAACGTTTTCATATACTTATCAAAGTTTAAAACATAAGAAACATATTCAGGAGAATTTATATTCTTAGGATTTTCTACATAAGCTCTAAAATCTTTTATTTGAGATAAAGCATCAAGCAAAACTTCAGACAAAGCTTTTGATTGGCCTTTAACACTACCAGCCATAGCTAAGTTTATATATGCTATTGTTTTAGATATTTGATCAATTTCATTTTCTTTTGTTGATTCCATATATATATTAGACTTCAACAAAGGAATCATATCCCTTTTCTCAATAAGTGCTTTCTGATATGTATCTAGTAAACCAGCTGCAGCATTATATTCATCATAGTTTTCTGCTGCTTTTTTATCATCTTCAGTTGTTTCCTCTTTCTGGTCTTTACCATTCCATATTTTATTGTATGAACCTTCTTGATCTTTTTCTAATCTACTTTTTTGATAGGAGTTTCTTACTTCTGGTACAAGAGCATCTACTAAATTAAGATTTTGACTTACAGGATGAGGGACCCATCTATCAAATTCAATTGATCCATCAAACACTTGATCAGATCCTGTTCCTTCTATACCAACTTTAAAGTGTATTGTAGAGGTGGCCCATTCATCATAAGATACTTCATACCCCATATTTTCAGCCATTCTTCTATATACATTAACTTGTAAGTTATGCTGTTGCTCTGTTGATAATTCTTTTGCTAATCCTTGTTGATATAACACTGAGTCTTGTTCTAAGGCGTAAAATCTTTCTTTATATTGATTTCCTATACGCTTTCCTTTTTTATCATTTAAAGCTACCTCTTTACTTAACTCATTTTTTGTAGTCTTAAGATCCATGATGTTAATTCTACCATGTTGATCTATAATAAATACATCTGCAGTACCGGCCATCTTAGAAGCTTCATCAAACAAAACAACTTGAGATAACACAATTGCACCTTTCATTTTTAAACTATCCATAATACTAGCAAGAGTATCAAAAGTATCTTTAGCTTTATCTTTAGATATGTTATTTGTCTCTAGTGCAGCATATGCATCTTCAAAAGAAAGATTAGCAATAACACCATCTAATAGTGTGTCAACCTCATTACCAATATCCAAGTTAATCTTATGAGCAACTTGTTTATCTGGTGAAAGTTTTCCTTTTATAGCTGTGGTTACTGATGTATATACTTTATCAGAATCATTAGAATTTATATATGTATGATCTTCTTTATTAAGTGTTACAATTGAATCTCCAGCAGCTGCATCTTTTACTGACGCTGACAGAGAATCAACAAGACCAGAGTTTTCACTCTGTGCTACATTAAATAGCTGCATTATAATAGGCTTCTGCGTATCATTAGCTCTTTCTAGTGCATCTTTGATTTGTATTTCTTTAGATGGTGATAAACTATATCTTAATTTACCGTCAACTCTTTTTTCTAGTTTAAACTGAATGCCTTCCGTATTAAGTAGTTTAGCAATATCACTTAGACTTGTACCCGGTTTAATAGCAGATACAGGTAACTCTCTACCAGTAATATATTTATTAAGGTTTTCAATTACTCCTTTAAACCACTCAAGAAGTTCTTTAACTTTTGCTAGGAATCCTTTTGTAGGTGTTGTTTCATATTCTTTTTTGAAGTGTCTTGATAATGCTTGTGTTACAATTTCAAGATCTCTTTCTGTATCTGTAAAATTTCTTGTACTACTATTGTAAGCATCTTCAATTTCTGCTGATAGTTCTGGAAAATTATTTACTGCTTCATCAAGAAGTGAGTTAAATAATTCTTCATTCTCCATCTTTACTGCATCTATAAAAGGATGCAACATTTCTTCAATTGCTATTTCATCTGTGACCCTACCTTTTATTAAGTAAGCTACACCATCCATATAAAAAGAATTTATCTCATTAAAAGGAACGTTATTGGTTTTAGTTTTTGGTAATGATTCATACATTACTCTTGCTTGTGCAACAGATAACATTTTAACTTGTATCTGTGGAAACATTCTTTTAAGATGCATAACAACCGCTCTTGATCTATTGGTGTCCCATGATCTTGAACTTTCAAGTATATCTCTAGCAGAGAACATATTATTGTTAGGTTCAATCTTATAGCTTTTTGGCGTTCTTGTTACTGTAAATGAATCTTTTGGTATGTTATTAATTTCTAAGTATCTGTAAAACCTTTTTAGATTACTTTGTAAAAAAGCTTCATCATATGATAATGTCTGAGGATTTGAATTATTAATTAAAAACTGCCCTGCTAAATTGCTACCTATTCTTTCTCTTCTTAAATTATTGAGCACGCTTTCTCCAAATGCTTTTCTTTTTAATGAGAATGCAATATCTTGGTCTTTAACCATAGTCTGAGCTTGGACAACACTAGGAAACGCATCAGAATCATTAACACGTTGCCAGTCACTAATAACTTTAGATGTTTTGATATCAGTACCATATTCATCCTTTAATGCTTGGTATCCCGGATCATTTCTATTATAACATTTAGCCATTTGATTATTGTTTAATTATATAAGACATTTAAGTCTCTCAATTATTTCTTGTTCTCCCTCTTCTGTTTGTGAAAATAAATCACCGTATAAAGCTATTGCATCATCAAGTGTTTTTATATTTTCTCCAGAAAGCTTTTCTAAAGCAGCACTATTACCTTCTACATTTGCATCCCACCATTCTACTAAACTTGAAGCTTCTGAAATTTCTTCTGAAGCAAAAAGATCAAGTTCTAGTTGTTCTTGCTCTTGTTGTTCAAGTTCTGTAGCTTCTGGAATGCTCATATCAGTATCTTCTATAATAGCATTTCCTGTCTCATCAAATATAGCACTATCTGTGTTAGCAGACAACTCAGCCATTATTTTTGCCATATCAGATATATTTGTTTCTGCTGCATCTATATCTGCTTTAACTGTTACAGAATCTGTAGTTTGATTAACTATTGCTGAGTCAGAGTTTAATACTTCATTAACTTCTAGTATAGCTCCAAGATTAGTATCAACAGGATACTCAACCTCACTAGTTTGTTGTGCTGGTTGTTCTAGTTGTGCAGCTCTATCTTGAGGTAAACTATTTTGTGTAGTTCCTTTGCCTACATTTCTTGCTTGATCATATGTAAGTCTAGGTCCTCCTACAAAACCACCACCAAATTGTTGATTAGAACCCATAGAAGGAACTTCTAAGTATTCAGTTACCTTTGCATTAGGATTATCTTTAGCAAGCAATCTAAACAAAACATAGAAATCTCTACCTTGTCTTTCAACTTTAACCCTTACAAACTCTTTTGCATTTACATGTTCAAAACTCTCAGAAGTAATAGTAAACTTATTAGGTCTAGAAACTGGGTCAAAAGTAAAGCCTTCATCAAGACTAGAAGCATCATAAGTGACAAGCAATGGTCCTACAACATTAGATTGTAAGTATCCATATTTAAAATCTTTCATCACTTCTTCTTTAGAGATACCAAAGACACTTTCAAATTCTACTTGTCCTTTAAGTGCAGCTTCTACAGAACCAACATTCTTAAGATATTTATTCATAATAAAAGGACTCATTGCACTCATAAGACTTCCATACTTAAGCTGCAATCCATCTTTAACCATCATGTAATGCAGAATGTCTTCAGCTATTTCTCTTGTCTCAAGTGAACCATATAGTTTTGCAAAGGATGTTTGTAAATCAAGTTTATTAGATGCATTAAGTCTTCTCCATGTATCCGCTTTTACTAAATTCATTCCTGTGTTATTACCCTGAGTTCCGGCATATTGAGTACCTACAAAATTATCTAAGAAGTAATTAGGCTCTGCACCTTGTTCAGCTCTTAGCAATTGTAAATCTTCAATTTTTTTAATCAATGATAAGTTAGTTGTACCTACAGGACCAGGATAAAGCAATGTGTTTTCTACAGAAGAATTACCAGAGCTATTATTAAGAAGATGTTGGTATGACTTAATTGTTAAATAAGATAATAGATCTTGTTCAATACCATTTTTTGCTACATTATCAAAACCTCTTGAGTCAACATTCATTTGATTATAAGTAGGCTCTAGTATATCATTAAAGTCCTGACTCATAGTTAAAATAGTGTTAGGTAAAAGATCATTATGTATTTGACCAAATATTTCTAAATAAGTACTCTGCCAAGTTTTGCTATTCTTACCATAAATAGGTCTGATATTCATAGGTGCTTCCTTATCAAACAAACTAGTAATTGTCTCAATAGCATCTTTCATTTCTGGTATTGAACTAGGTAGACCTTGAGTAAGACTTGTTACTTTATTTATTTTACCTGTAAAGTTTTTAATGTTATTAAGTCTTTCAAATAAAAATAGTATTTGAAGTCTTTCATTATTAGTTAAATCTTCAGTGCTGTCTACAGCTGTCTCTAAAAACTCATCTGATAGTTTTACAAATGGTGGTTTATTGCCACCTTCTTTTTCCTTAGCAACTAATGAGGCTAAAGATCCAATACGTTTTGTTAAAAGAGTATCTAAACCTGCATCAAATTTGTCCTCTTTATTTAAAGCTTGATCATACAAGTCTCTTATTTCAGCAGAATTTACTAATAAAATTGAAGTTCTTAGTGGGATCCCCAATGAAACCATATTACCAACTAAACCAACAGCATGAATATTAAGTCCAAACTTTGCTATTAAACGTTCTTTAGCATTATCAGTTTCCATTGTTACTAGAGTAGAAATAATATCTTGTATTCTTTCACCATTTATTTTGTCTTTAGTAAACCCATCATATGTATTATTATTAAATTTTATAGGTCTAGCTAATTTAATATTGTACTCACGCAATAAACTTAAAGCTAAATTAGGTTTAACAATAGCACCAATTGCAGCTCCTTTGTTTGCTTCAAAGGCTTTTATCATTCCATGAAGTGTGTCAATATCTACATCAGAATCCTTTCTGCTTGCAAATAATTCTATACCCTCAACATTAGAAAGCTCATCAAATAAATCCTCTAATATTTTTAAGTCAGCTGCTTGATAAGCAATAGGTAAATCAGACTTACCTTCACCAGCATCTTGATCAATAGTCTTTAGTGTTTCACCTGTTACACCAGTATTACCTGCTAATACATATCTATAATCTAAAATGTTATTGTTTAAAACCGCCTCATTAGGTGATCCAAACTTTTTAGAATATTCTTCAAATTGTTTTTTAGTAACAGGAAGACCCAATATTAACATTGCTCTAAGAGCTTCTTCTGATATACTGTTTACACCTTGTTTATCTGTAACTCTATTTTGTTCAGAATCACTCAAAGAGTTTTCCCTTCTAATAGCCAAGGTTTCCTCCTTGTATAAAGAAGATGATGTACTATAAATATTATTAGGTTCAGAAGCTTTTTGATTCATGTACTTTATATACTCAAAATAAGAATTACCAGAACCGTAAGCTTTAAATTCTTTATTGCTATCTAAATAGTACTCTTTTGCCAATGCATATACTTTATCAATATCAAAATCCGCTCCTGATATTTCTACAAGTTCTTTTGGAAATATAGCTGTTGAACCATAATATACAGGCATAAAATCAACAACTCTTATGTTTACAGCTGAATGTTTATCTTGTGTTGGTATACGTACTCCAAACAACTTGGCTACTGCATCTGGTATTGAAGCATTTGAATTTTCTTGAATTAACTCCATTACATTTCTATCCATAGGAGGCATAATAGTTTCACTATATCTTACTCCTGTAGGCTCCCCATTTACAACATCATCATTTTGGTATTCCATAACCCCTGTTCTAAGAACATCAAGAACAAGAATGCCATCATGTTTACCATCAACAAGATCATTTATATTTTCTAGGCTCTCTCCATTATAAGAACTTTCTCTTACAATCTCAGATCTAATAGGCATACCGTTTTTCATTTCATATACACGTCTGTAAACCTTATGACCAAATGAAGATAGTAATGCAACTGAAGTACCAGGTACTTTTTCTCTTAGTGTGCCTTTGCTAAAATAAGTCAAGAAAAGTTGTTCAAACTTTTTAGCTGTTACCGGACTGTTTAAATTATACTTTTGAACACCATCTTCAACTCCAAAGAACTCAAGTAAGTTTGATGCAGCTCCTGAAGCCATAAGACCTTTTTGTGCTTCTAATAAAAATGCAGCAAGATTTGGGGTAATGGCTCCTTTTTCTTTTGATAATTCTAACTCATCAAGTGCCGTGTCAAAACTAAATACTAAATTTCTTTTGTTTTTGTATTTTAAAGTTACTCTTTCTCCTACTGCTTTGTTGTATGCGTCTCTTACTTTTCCTACAGTATTTAACTCAGGGCTTCCTTCTATAGTAATTTCTACATCATCACTTTGTTCAGAAGTTATAAGCTCCTTGATTTGGTTCATATCAGTTACTATAATCTTGTTAGAAGGGTTTACAACTTGAAGACCCAAGTAAGATGTGTCTAAATTAATAGATTGCAAATCTTGTGTTGTATCAAATACATTTGACTCAAGTAAATTAATCCCCTGTTTTAGCATTTTTATTGCTGAAACTGGAGCCGCCATTGCAAAGTTTTTATTTGCTTCTTCATTAGCTTCCATTTGTTCACGTAAATAATGAAGCTGTTGCATGTTAGGTTTAGCCTCCCACGTACCTGTTTTTTGATTATAGTTGGATGTATACTCTTTTGTTAAAACGGTAACTGACATTTTTAAAGCAGTTTTACCATCCATATATACAAACTTCTTAGAGTTTATAAAGTCCTGTTGCTTTGCTAAATTAATAGAGTTTTCAGCAGAACCCCATGCTCTATCAGCATTTATAGACTCACCCTTATCAATGCTATCTAGCATACTTGCCATTGCAGGACTTAATCTACCAAATGCAAAAGTAGAATATCTTATACCTTTTGTAGTAATATAAACTTGAGCATCTGCTAATTCAATATCATTACCTGTAAAATCAGACTTAGCTGTTGGATCTTGGAAAGGATATAAATCAAAATTAGTACTAGAATGAGTAATACCTTTATTAAGATCCGTAATTTCACTATAGGCACTATAGTATGCGGCATTCTGTAGTTTTGCTCTTTTAACTTTATCAACCATGTCTTTTAAAGATACAGCTTGATCACCAAGCAGTAAATCATTCATTGACTTAGAATTGATATAGTTGTTAAAAAATATTTGTTTTAAGTTATATGCTGAATCATTTGTAAGATTTAACTTAAGTTGTGATAATTCAACAGCACCTCTAGAAACACCAGATGCAATAGTTAATCCGTTTAATACTTGCGTAGAAAGATTATCTTTTGCTTTTAATGATGTAATCACATCATCAAATTCTTTAAAGCTTTGCTCTAAGCTTTTATTAACTTCTGATCTAATAGATGCATTTGTTACACCTACAGCTAGTGACACAGCTTGTTTAAAAGAAACCGTCTCTCCTTGTTTAGCTTTATCAATAGCAACTTGTATTAATGCTTTTTTGGTTGATTCAGAAAGCAATAATCCATTATTAGTAAATTTGAATGCTCTGCCTTTATCAGACCTATCACTTTTTTCATTATTAAATCCTTGAATATCACCAGGTGCATTTTCAAATGCTAATGTTTCTTTGCTAATTCTATCAAACTCAGCCTCTATGCTATTTATAAATACATTAATAGCTTCTGGTGTAAGAACAACATTACCGTTAACTTCAGTAACTGCTTTAATAACAGGCAAACTTGTTAGGTCTCCAGTGTTAGCTGCTTCCATTACTCTTAAAAATACAGGAGCCATTGCAACTTGTTGGCCACCTTTTCCTTCTACAGTTTCAACTCTACCCGTTCTTCTGTTAAAATTAGAAACATAGTTGTTTATAATAGCTATAGCAAACTCTTGTGGCGTAAACTCTCCAAAACTTTGTGTTGATTTATTTTTTGATATAGATTCATTTAATATATCTTCAACAGCTTGATCATTTTCAGCGTTTGTAATTTGCTCTTTAATTTTACTACCAGCAACTCTTATTACTTTTAGTCTATTCTGATCAGATAAGTTTAAAAATGCTTCACTATTAAGCAAATAATTATTTGATAAAAAGTCTTCACTTTTTAATTGTTCAATTTTAGATCTGTTATTTAATGACCCAATGCTTTTTAAATGATATGTAGGTAATTGATGAGCATATACAATATCACCATTAGGATTTATAAATGTTGATGATCCAATTGTTTCATCAAATGCAGCATTAGAAATACTAAGCTTAGTAAGTCTTGATGCCATACCATCCTGTTTAGTGGAATATATATTTGCATTTGTACTAAACCCAGAATATAATTGATCTAATAAATCATTTGTTATTGGTTCCTCTGTATATCCATCTGACAATGCTTTTAATTCAGGACTGTTTTTTAAGTCAGCTTCTGTTTTAGATTTAGCAATACTATATGCAATGTAGTTAGGGCTTAATCTAATACCTATTAGATCAAACATGCGTTGAGAAAACTCTCTAGACATTTGATATGCTAAAGATGTTGACTCTGGATATGAAGTCATTGCCTCTTTCATATCTTTAGTAAGGCTTAAGAATTGCTTTAATCTCTTAGGGTTAGCTGCAGCAAGTTTTCTTTTTGTTATGTATGCTTGAGCCCATTCATCTAACTGAGCATTAATATCATCTCTTTCAGATGCAGTATATACTAATAAGTTACCATTACCATCTCTTTCATTAAATAGATAATCAACCTTGTAGTTTTCAAATCCTTTTAATATTGATATCAATAATGAACCATCTTTAACATCTTTAAATGGTTGCTCTGATGTTAGACCTTCTATTGTTAATCCCGTATCATTAAATAATTTATCTACAACCGCCTTACCTTGTGGATTTAATCTAGAATATGCATACATTCTTTTAAGCATAACTACAGGATCACTTTCATTTGAAACTGATTTTAATAAGCTAGTATATGCTTCTTGAAATTTAACAGGAACAATCAATGCTTCACCCTCAGTTAATTCTGTCTTACCAAAGAAGTCAGTATCAACCATTGTTGTAGTAGCTATATATGATCTTACTTTATATGATAAAGAGTTAAAACCACCTATCTCTGCTGCATCTTTATTAAAGTCACTTGTACTTCTTATACCTGAAGTCTCTTCAACATTTTCTATTTTTAATTGATTAGCCTGATCCATATCAGAAATAACATTAATCAAAGCAAACACTTCTTTTTTAATGTCTTCAGGATAATTTATAAATGCCATATCAATTTGTTCAAGATATGCTTTCTTTGTTCCAGAAAAACCTTTGTTGGCTTCTCCCTCTGGATCAAGCATAATCATGAAATCTGTTTCAAGATCATTATATACTTTTGTAGGGTTATATGACTTCTCAGTTAATGATAATTCATTTACTCTATTTATAAACATACCAGCCATAGATCTAATTAAAGGATCTATTACATCTGAGTCAACATATAGCTCTCCTGCAGGCTCACCATTTTCTACAGCTTTAGATGCTGTGTCATATCTAACTAATGCATTGGCAATACTAAACGCACCGCTTAAAGAGTCATCAAGTTGTGTAAATTCATTAAGTTGTACAGGGGCATTTTTAAATTTACCTGAATCTATATTTTCATATAACGTTAGTAACTCTGTAGAAGAGTACTTAGAAAATACAGCTTTAATCCACTCTATTAACTTAGTAAAAAATGATTTTATTTCTGTATCTATTTTTGAGCTTCTTGGATTCATTTTGAATGCATCAAATTCATCCGCCATATATTCTTCAGCAAACTCATTTTCTAACTCAAGTTGAGACATTTCTTTATATTGCTCAGCTGAATTCTTAAACTTTTCTAATTCTATTTTATACTTAGATCCATACTTGGCTTTTAATTCTTTTTTAGCAATGCTTCTATATCTATCAATCTGCCCTTGAGTAAGAACTGTTCTAAATATACTATGGAATGCCTCATGGTATTTATAAGGGCTTAATGGGCTTGTATATATAATACCGTTTACATCTACTCCATTAGCTACCCTATCTAAATTTAATACAAAAGAACCTACTCTTTCATATCCTTTAGAAATACCATTGTCAGCAAGAACCAAAAGATCTTCTACACCAATTATATCTGGTAAATTATCATTAGCCCAATCTAAAAACTCATTGTAGTCTTCTATACGCTCTACTTCTGATGTTGCTTGTACTAGCTTATTAGCTCCTCTTTCTAGTTTTTTTCTTTTAGCTAATAAATCTTGGTACTCCTTGCTTTCTTTAATAGCTTTTATTTTATCCTTCTTGGTAGTTAGGCCTTCTTCTAGCTTCTGCTTTAAAGCACTAAGCTCATTTTTTACACTATCAAGAGTAGTTTCTTTTTCTGATTTTTCTACAGCTAGTGCACCGGCTCCTCCACCTTTAATCACCATAAGGTTAACTAACTGTTTAAAGTTTGAGTCTTTCATTAACTCTTTTTCTCTTTCAGTTAATTCAATCCCTCTGAGTATTGCATTAGAAATGTGATCAATATTTTCTTGATATTCTCCAAAGTTATTATTAGATACATCATCTACCATTTTATCAAACTCAGCTTCTTCCATATCAGATACGGAATCCTCTGCTTCTGCAGATGTAGGTCTATCTCTACCTACTGCTGATTCCATTTCTAACTCATTGCTTTTATCTGTATTAGGAATATATGCAATATCACGTGATAATTGTATAGAATCTGATGAAGCAGAAACTTCTGCTGTTTGATTTTTTACTACTTGTGGTAAAACTTCAGTAGTACTATTTTCATATATTACATCAGGAGATACACCTGTTGCAAAAGATTTTCTAAAGTTTTTATTTTTTAATCCTGCATTTAAATCATCTACTGTTTTATCTTGATTATACTTTGCAAGTAAGTCTTCAAATACATCTTTAGCAAACTCTTTTGCTTCAACTTCTTCTGGTTTTAGACCAACATTTAAACTTGTTTTAGTGCTTGTATTATCTAAAGAAATAAAAATAGATCCGTCAGGTCCTACATTTAACTCTATTAAGTTACCCGAATAACTACTTAAAAACAATCTTTCATTTAATTCTGCATTATACTTTGCAGCTTCTTCCATACTTTTTTCTGAATCTTTTATAGCACCTATTCTTTTAGCTGCCTCAACTACATCTACATATAATTCTTGTAATTCAGTATTAGTATATTCAACCGGTTTTAAATTTACTTTTGCGTATGTACCATTTGGCAACCTAACCATAGCTAGATATCTGTCAGTACCCTTTCCTGCATCCAGTAAGTTATCCCACTGATTCTGCATTCTAAGTTGTTGCTCTATTGCTTCTTCTAAAGCCTCTCTTTCTTTACCTTTTAAATTAGTAGTAAAGTCATAAATTCTTTTACCTGTCTCTTTATCATATTTTAAATCAAATACAAATAAGTTACCTTCTTGATCTGCTGTATTGTACTGCAATGCATCCATTGATATAGGATAAACCGTTTCTCTAGATTTAGCATATGCAACTTGACCACCCCCGGCTACTAAGTTTATATTAAAAGGAAGCTCCTTAGAGTCTGCCATAAAATATGAAGGCTCACTACCTATATTTAAATTATCAAATGTTTGTACAATTAATGCATTTATTGCAAACGCTCTGTGCACTTTCTCTAGTGCTTCAGCTTTTTGTTCTTTGTTTAATCCTTTTTCTGCTAGTATAACATTGCTTGCTTGTTCTCTAGTCATAGATCTAGGATCTATAGGACTGTTTGTACGTTGATCTCTAATTAAAAAAGATTCATTGTTTATATAAGCAAAAATTCCTTCCTCACTATTGGATGGTTCAATGCCCATCTCAACTAGTTTTATGTTAATACTATCACGTAAATCAGATGTAGCTGCTCTTATACCAATGACGTATTTACTTACTAATCTATCTATTAATGGGTTTGCTTCTTTATATATTTCACCATCTCTATTTTTAGCAACATAAGCACCTGTATTGTTACCGCCATCAGAAGTTCTCATAACAACCAATTGCAATCCTGCTATTTCTTCAGGAGAAAGCAAACTAAGAATAGCATTATATCTTTCTATTGCTTTAGCATTATCAGTACCCACACCACCTTCAGTATAGTTTACATGAGGATAGAATGAAGTTAAATCTTTTAATTGAATCTTAGTTACTGTATCCGGAATCAAGTTAAATGTAGTTTCTTCTAAAGTAAACTTGCCATTAAACTCACCTTGTGGAATAAACAAAAACTTTCTTTCTGAAATAGGACCTGTATTATCAGATTCTTTAATTACTTTAAGCTTTTGATTTTCTCCATACTTTTTAGAAAACCTTGGATCTTGAACAACTATATATTTTACACCATCTTTGTATACTATTTGTCCATATGTTAATCCATCAACACCATCAAAACTAAATGGAGTTGTGGAGTCTACTAGATTTGCATTCAAAGATTCTAATGCTTGTTTAGCTGTTTTACCTTGTCCAGATAAAAATACTCCTTGTACTGATTTAAAATTTGTATCTATAAAGTCTAAGATATCATCTGATAACTCATTCCCTTTTTTATCCAGGAGTTTATACATTTCAACAATTTCTCCTGTTTGGTTATCTACTACTGATATCTTATATATATCTGCAGTAACACCTTCTTTATAGAAAACTCTTTGAGGTGTATCTTCTAGCGCTTGCCCTTCTTCTAAACTAACATCCTTACTTTCAACAATATCAGACATTTCAACACCTGATTGATTTAGTATTGATGTTATAACAGGGTTGTTAATTAAAACTTCAGGGTCTTGTAGAAACTCTTCAAATCCGGTATCATTTTTTATTACATCTTTTTCAAGCGGATTGATAAACTCTAATATGCCCTCAACATTTACTTCAGGTTTTCCTGATGCCCAAACCTTTTTTATAGCATTAACAACATTTCTAATATTCACTGCTTCTGCAGTATTCATCCATTCAGTGCTATCTAAAATAGGCTGTCCTAATCTTGCTTGTTTTGCTCTATATTTATTATAACTTCTTTTTAAAGCATTGACTAATAAAGGGCTATTAACACTTACATCAATTTTAATATCTATTCCCGCTTTATCTAAAAGCATATCTAGTGCAGATCTAGTTTCTTCACTTTCTTCAATAGATATTTCTTCTTCTGTTTTTACTTCTTCAGGTTGAGTGCTTTCTGCTCTAGTTTCTTTATAAACGTTTAGGTGACTTTGAATTTGTTTAAATAATACTGAATGTACTTCTGGTACAACCTTACCATTATCATCATAGAAGTCCTGTAAAAATGTTACATTACCTGTTTCCAAAAACATTTTTGTTTGTGAAATAGCCGGGTATACGCCCATTTTACCTAACTGATTTATTAATTCATTTGCCTCAACAATACTTACATACTGCTTTAACATTGCTTCAGTTATCTTAGAACGCTGATTATAAATCTCTTTGTTTACTTCGTATTGTCTTTGTTGAATCTCAGAAAACTTTTCTGGATTTTGCATGTATTGAATAGCTTTATCATATACACGTGCTCTTCCTTTTAAAGCACCGTAGTCAACAATTTGCTCAAGAGCTGCATCTATTTTTGATTCATCAGCAAATGTACCAGCAGCAGATGCCATGAATCTTACATAGTTTCTAAATTCAGTTCTAAGCTTTCCTTTTAAAAGTTTGTTTCTTTTAAAGGTTCCATTCTTAAATCTATTCTTTGGATCAGTAATGATTTTTTGAATGGCTTTTAGTCTTTTTATTTTTTCTTTTTTTGTTTTATTAGATTCTCCAATACCTTTATCTGAACCTTCAGTTGCAATAATCTCAAGGTTAAGCATATCTATTTCATTCTGAATTGATTTTTCATCAAGCAAGTTTGTTATATCATTTGCTGACATTTTATCAAATAGCGGATCAGATTGTAATTTAGTGTAGATACTATCTGCTCTTTCTAATGCTCTTGTAAATCCATCATTAGTAAACATATATAAATAACGCACATGTTCATATGCTTCTTCATTTAACATTTCTCTAATGTATTCTCTTTGTTGAGTCTTAGGATTAAATTTATTTTTGTTAAAAGGGTTTTTATATTTATCCTTGTTTAAATTATAAGACTCCTCCATCTTATCAATACCCACAAGCATATCATTAATACGTCCTCTTAGCTTACCATCTTTTTTATCTTTATTAGATACGCCTGGAAATGCTTGAGCTAACTCTTCATCTGTTAATTCTAAAAACCCTCTTAATTGATCTTTAAAGTGTTGTGACCCATTACCAGCAAACATTGTATAGTATTGTTGGAATTTAGCTCTATCAGCACTATCAACAAAATTAAATATATCAAGAGCACCCTTTATGTTTTCAGCTGCTTCTTTCTGAATCATAAAGTTTAATCTGTTTACATCAAATAAACTAGAAGGATCTATTGCTTGCGCATCCCAAGATTTATTATATGATTCTACAACTTTTTGAATCATATTTTCTCTATTAGTCTTGTACTCTGTATATGCTTCCTTTTGAGACTTAGTTGCTAAACCTATACCTGCTTCCTGAAGACCATAGTTATATATAGAAGGTATACCTTGAAAGAATAACTTTTGAGGACCTTGCACTAAACCACCCATTAAAAAACCAGATAAAAACACACCTGCTCCCTCAGATGAAAACTGATCACCCATTGCTGATAGTATCATTTGATTTTTAAGTGCTTCACCACCTTGAGCTGGATTGTTAAGTACTTCTGTATAGTAACCTACTGTTGCTGCAGAAATAGCTTCCTGTCCAATTTCTTGTATACCTTCAGCAACATTGGCTGCAAAATAATCAAGCATAGCTATACCACCCGAACCAACAATACCTTTAAAACCTCCTGCTTTAACTTTTGCTAAAGTGTTTTTGAATCCACCACTTACATATTTAAATGGGCTTTTAATTACTTCACCTGCACCATTGATAACTTTTTTACCTGCGGTGTTAACAATATTTTTATTTATGCCTTTCTGAAATGTAGAACCCAAAGTCCTTTGTATTCCTCTTTGAAAACCACCCATAGCATTACCAATAACAAACCAGTTACTAGCATATATAAGAGGTGCATTACCCAATAATGTTTTAAATGCAGCTTGATTAGCAGCATTAGATACATCTCTACCATCAGTAATACCTTGTCCGCCACTAAAGTTATTAGCATCTGTAAGACCTTGCTTAAGAACCTTGTTGTAAACCATACCTGATTCCAATTTACTTTCAGCCATTGCTAAATTTACAGCTCTAAGATCTCTATAGAAACCACCAAAGCCAGAACTCATTTTAGCAAGATTAGTCATGTTTTGCCCAGCATTTTGTGCTGTCTTCATGTTTTGGAATGCTTTTACTGTGTTTGGTGTAAACCCTTTTCCTAATGTATTAATCACCATTTTTCCACCTGTAACAGAAGCATTATAAAAATCTCTTGCTGTTTCAAGCTGTTTTGCTTTTTGAAGTATCTTTCTTGTTCTATCAAACAGTTTGCTAAAACTGTATATAGCTTTTCCTGCTTTAGCAACATTTGCAACAGTTTTTGCACCAGCAGCTGGAGCAAGGGTACCTCCAGATAAACCAGAAATACCAGCTAGGATAATTTCTTCAACAACAATAGAACTTAATATACCAAATGTATATGCAGAGTTAGCTGCTAAATTATTAAAGAAAGCACCAGCACCTCCTCTGGTTGATGAAGCAATTCCCATGGTATCTTCAAACTCAGTTGCAGATTCAAAATCAGGAGCTAAGTAATCTCCTCCTGTAGCAAACTCATATACAGAGTTTAAACCAGTGCCAGCAAGAGACATCCATTGACCTCTCATTCTAGCCATGTCATCCCAGATAGTAGAGTTTGCATTATAAAAGTTTTCCATATTAGAATATGGTGTATAACCTAACTTATCAAATTCAGGATGATTATAATATCTCAAAAATTGACCCTGCCTCATACCAGAAAAAACAGGAGTTATCTTGCTATCAACAAATGGTTTTGGATCTAAAGTTAATACGTTCTTAACTTTTGTATAGTCATTTTCTTTAGGTATATCTTGAGTTATTGGATTATATGTATCAGTTGCAAAACTAGGTACACCAACTCCTAATGAAGCCATAGCACCTATACCATACTTATCTATATCTGCTTTATATTCATTAACACCGGAAATATCATCTGCTGCTAAACCACTACTTAGCAAATAGTCATTAAAGTTTTCTTCAGGAGTTTCAAACATTTCTGCCATAGGCTCAAAGCGGAACTGCCCTTCAGGTATAATGCTTGGGGCAGGTCTTTCTTGATTTCTAATCTCTTGCTGTAATGGCTTGTTAGATTCGTTTTCCATCTAATTTTGATTTATTATTTACCGTGTATAGCTTTATCTTTTTTCTGCAAAGCTCTATTATTAGTTCTAATATTTTCTAAGAGTTCCTGCATCTTCATTGTTTGCTGATCAATACCCATTAAACCTTGGCTAAAATCCATTTTCTCTGAGCCAGTTGAAGTTGTATATTCAGTCCAATTAGCTTGTTCAGCTGGATCTGTTGGCTTAGGATTATATCTATTAATTTCATATATCATATCATAGTCACCGGTTCCATTTTTAGTAATTCTAAAAGTACCTGTATTTGTAATTCCATCATCATTAGGAACAACATAATCATGATAAGTACTATTATCTCCTCCTAATATATCCATTTCAGTAGAAGAAAAATAATCATTTTTTCTAGCTTTAGGGTTTAGATCATACTTTTGATCAAAGACAAGAAATATACCCGTTCCTTGATCATCCTCACCGGCTCCTTTTAATAAAGCAATGTCATCAGTAGTTAATGCACCAAATTGTTTTGTAACGTCTGATGTTGGTCCTTTTACTTTTGAAGCTAACCATTCAGACATATTATCTATTTCAAAACCAGCATGCGTTTTGTCTGCCTTAGATGCTATATCAAAAACAGATTTGTATGAAAGTCTAAATATAGGAGCAATTGCTGCTGTATTAGATCTTTTAGGATTATTAAGCCAAGTTTGTGTATCTTTTATTAATAGATCCAAAACCTTAGTACCAAGACCATCTCTCTGTAGAAGTTGATCTTCATTTTTCAATGTACCAGTACCTATACCAAATGGAATACCGTTTTCTTTTAAGTACTTTAATTGACCAAGCATGTTTTGCATTTCTCCAAATGCATTGGGGCTTGGTGATAACGGATTAAATTCATATGTATATGTAGGATTATTTACTATATCTGCATAGCCACCTTGGACACCATTCTTAATAGATTCAAATGAAGCTGACGCAGTGTTAGCATCTCTTTGATCTGTTAAAGCAGCATTTAATTCTAATGCCAAAGCATCATAAACTTTGTTTGCCTCGTCTCTAATTTCTTCTTTGTTAATGCGTCTTGCAACGTGGGGTATGTTTATAGGTCTATCACCTCTTATTGCTTGTACAGCAGGTTTTCCTGTATTTTCTGTTGTAAACATTGTTCCATCTTGATCTGGACTATCTACATAGAACAAAGGCGTAGAACTATTAAAAGCCTCTCTAACTTTTACCATGTCATTTCTGCTCATTGTAAATTTGAACTTATAGTTTTTATCAGTACCGCCATCAACAACCCATGATTGATCTGTATTAATTAACTCACCTGCTCTAGCCCTTTTTAAAGCTTCTTGATAATGAGCCTCTCTAGAACCATAAGGTACACCATTCTCATCAAACAAACCTGGCATACCAGCTTCTAACATGCCTTTTATATTTGTAGCTTCAGTAGACCCAGATGTAACAGTATTCAAAACATCATTGTTATCATAAGCCTCTTTATATGTTCTATATGCTTCTTGAATAATTATATCACCTGCTTTTGCTTTTGTATCTATACCATTAACCCCAACCATTCTATTATACAAAGCATCATATTGTGTTGACTGATCTTGAGTAGTAGGTATATTATCTTTAGTTACCTGTCTAGTATCTATAAATGCAGCTTTATTTGTATTATATAATTCTTTGATAGCATCTATATATTTTAACCCTCCAGTTCCATCTGAATTAGCAGGAGTACTTAATATTCTTCTTAAATCACTAATACTTCCATTTACTTCTCCTCTGCCTTTAATATTTATACTATAGGTTTGATCTTCAGCATTTGTATTTCCTTTAGGGTACATTAGCTGCAGCATTCCGCTTTGGTTATCTGTACCCAATATTGCTCCAACATAATCTACAGCAGTAGACTGTAAATGTTCCGCATAAGCTTTTTGTGTAGTTCCTACAATATCTGAATTAGCCGTAAAATTACCATCTTCATCTACTGCACCAGTTATAGTATTTGCATCTGAAAGACTAAACACAGGTTCATTTAACATAGATGCTAAATCACCAAAAAAACCACCACCAGCAGCAGCAGATCCTTCAGCCCAAGGTAATGCAACAAGGTTTCCTTCCTTGTCATACTTATACCCTTTCTCTAATAAAGTATTATCATCTTTTCTATTTGCTTTATATGCTGCAAGGTTAAATTCATTAGTAGCACGTGCTTGAATTTCTGCCATGTTATATTTAAACTCCTTTTCCTTAACAGCAAATTCATTAGGTTTCATTTCAAAGATATAGTCTCTAGCACTCCATGCTTGAGCAGATTCTTTCATATCATCTATAATGTTACTTTGCATATACAAGTTATATGCTTTATTTATAACATTCTGATTTGTAGGAGTAGGTCTATTGACTTCTTGTGCTATTTGTTTTTTAGCTTCTATATCTAATTTATACTTTTCTATATCAGATAGTTGCTCTCTGTCTAGTTTATCAAGACCACTACCCGGTACAATACCATTTTTAGCTTTATAGTTAGACCATGTAACAGCAGAATTTTCTGCTTTACGTAATGCTTCTACATCATTATTTAACTCAGCAGAATTTCTAGCTTCTATTCTTCTAATAGTTTCATTGGCCCACATTTCTTGACCGTTACTAAGAGATGCAGCTGCACCATTATTAACAGCATCAGTTGCAAAGTCCATCCCTGCAACATAAGCTTCCATTTGATAAGCTTTTTGTACAGAAGGATTATCTAATAGGTTATTTCTAATCTGTTGTAGTGCTGCACCAGTAACCAAAGAACCATTTTGTTCAGTAATAATCCAATCAGTGTTGGCTATTTCTTTTCTATTTTCACGTGATACAGGTTTATTAGGATCAAAGTTTGGGTTTGGTACTTTAGCAAACCTATCCATTTTCATTTTCAATGGTGGATCCATGTTAGCCAACATTTGCTGACTCATTTTAAATAAGTTAGCTTTAGGCACATAATCAGGCAAAGACATTCTTAATGCATCTTCTGGATCAGAATTAATAAACTCATCCATTTTATATTGCATGCCTCTCATTCCAACATCCCAGTATTTTTCTTGTACCGTTTGATCAGGAGAATTTAATAAGTTCTGTGCTCTTTGTGATTGATCTCTAAACCTTGAGGTATAGACCATATCCTTTACAGTAATATCATCTTCATAGAATGGTGCAAAAACACTTTTAGCCGCATCTACATTAGAAGCTAATGATAAATCTAATCCTGATATTTGTTCTATTTGAGGAGCAATTTGCTCAGCATATTGATCTCTCCTCTCTTTAGTATCTTCTCTTGATAAGTCTGCATAAACAACTTTATTATATAAGTCATTTGTAGCTTTGTAATTAGCATCATACTTATCAGTTCTAGTTTGTAGAACAGCAGACAAGAATTTATAATCCGGTGTAAACGGTTTAATGTCTGGTAAATAAGTATCTGCTCCTTTAACGTATGTTGCCATAATGTAAAATTAATATAATTATATAAGTTTACAAAGTGTTTTGTATAAACCCTTTAGGTTTACATTCCCATCTTACCACTGTAAAATGGTACTGCCCACTTTGATAACTTTTTTATTTCTTTTCCTTTTTGTGATCTAGTTATTGTATTCCTAGCTGCATCATATCCTACTGGTGCTCCTTGAGTGTTAAGTTCATTTTGACCATATGTTCTTTGAGTATTAGTAGAAGAACTTACAGGACCATATATTCTTTCCCACATGCTTTCTGTAACTTCCCTTTGATTACCCTTTTCATCTTTACCAACAAGTTCTTGCAGTCTTTGCCACTTTTCTATATTTGATTGAACTTGATCTCCTTGATTATCTTTCATTAATTTTTTGCCATTTGGACCAAATTCTACTATACCTGCTCTAGATGGATTAACATTATAATAATCATACAGTTGATTCATATTATATGTATTAGCCATATTGGTAAGTCCTGCATTATATAACTCATTTGTTTTTGCAGTTTGCCAATTCTTAAAGTTATCGGCATTTTGCAATGCAGTAACTGTATCATCATATAGTTTTTTGGTTGTTGCATTATTTAACTGATCAACTTTCATGTCTAACTGAGGCTGCATAGTTGCAACTTGATTCATAGTTCTGACATTGTTCTGATTAACTTGATTAATAGCTTTAGCATTAGCATCTAAAGTTTTACCTTGAATGTTACTACGTGCAATTGCCTGTGGACCATAAGCACCTAGTGCCTGCGCCATTGTATTTTGAGCAGCAAGATTAGCATTTACTCTACCAGTATAGTCATCTAATACATAATCAATTTTTTGATCCTCTAATACTGGAGCAAATGGAAGATATAGATTATCTTTTATATTATTTTGTGCAATAAGGTTATTTATATCTTGTTGCCACCATTGTGGATCTACTTCTGGTTTAGGTTGTACTGCTGGTTTCTTTGTAATCTTTTCTGGATCATCTGGTAAATCCATAAACTTCTCATCTCTTGGTTGATAGTTCATATCAAAACCAGGAGCATTTACAGTATAACCACCTCTCTTACCATCAAATCTTCTTTTTTTCCATTCTTTATCTAGCTTACCATCTCCATCCTTATCATATGTAGCAGGATCATTTTTAAGTCTTTCTGCTAATACTTCATCTGTAAAGAAGTAAGGAATATATTGAACACCTTTTTTGTCAAAGTATTCTTTTCTTTTTTCTTCATATTTATTTTGAAATGTTCTCCAGTTTTTATCATAATCCGGATCTGACATTTTCATATTAAACTTAAAGTCAACCCCCTCTTCTTCTTTCATTGCATCAATGACTGCTTTATTTCTGTAATAAAAATCTTTTTCAGAATCCTCACTAGAAAAAACATTTGAACCATAGCCAAAATTATCTGTATTTACAGCTTGAACATCAGGTAATTGATTACCAGAATACTTACCACTTATAAAAGTTGCTATATCACCTACATTAGGATCCTCATTTAATTCTTGCTGAGTTCTTATATCTGGTGTATATGTATCTGCAAGAGCTCCTGAACCTGCTATTTTATCTTGATCAAATACTTGTACTTTAGTGCCTTCTTTCATGGTTCTACCATCAACAGCTTCTCTTACAAAAGATATTTTGTTTTTACCATCTTTCTTTACTACAGTAGGAATATATCCATCTGCTATATATTGATCATATTGTTTAGCCTTTTCACTTCCTGCTGCATATGGATTTTTATTACCACCAGACTCTACAACAGTTTCTACTTGTTTGTCAGTAGCTCCTACTTGCTTATCAGTTGTTACAGCTTCTGCCTCAGTTTCTGTTACTGTCTCAGTTACATCTTCTGTAATTCTGTATTCTTCAGGTACTTGACCATTTTGAATTGCAGCAATAGCTTGTCTTCTCAATTCTGATTTAGGAATAGGATCAGAGCCATCTTCTAAATACCAAGCTTTACCATCCCAAGTAGCATCTTTCATGTTCTTAGGATAACCAAGATTTTTTCTTTTATAATACTGTCTAGCAGTTTCACCTTTCTTTTGATAGCTTTCTAGTTCTTTACCTTCTCCTGCTTTAATTAAAAAGTCACCCAGCTCAGTACCAAATTGAGCCATATTGCCAATCATAGCATTATTTTCCATAGCTAATCCTGGTTCACCTGCAGGTGGCATAAATGCATCCATTGGTGCAGGCATTCCTTGTTGTGGCATTTGTTGTTGAATATCTTGTTGTTGCATTTGTTGAGCCATCATTTCTTGCAACATCATTATTTGTTGCTGTTGCTCTAATGGTAATGATGCAAATGCTTTGGCTTCTGCTTCTTTTCTTGATATCTCTTCTACTTTAGCAGTAAACTCAATTGGGTCTTCGCCAATAGAAACCAAGTATGGATGAGATGCTAAAGGCACCCCATCTGAAAAATCTTTTTTAGCTTCTTGTATAAAGGCAAGTTTAGATAAATCATTCATATTTTTTTTAAGCATAAGCTCTGCACTTGTAGCAGAAATATTATCTGCATATTGTGAATCTAATTCTGCATAATAATCTTGCAACCCAAACTTTTTAGAAATTTTAGCTGGGGTTTTTCTACTTCCTCCTAATCCAAACTCACTCATTTCATCTTTTGAAAGTTTAAGTTTTCTTGTATCAGAAAAAATAAAAGATTGTTCTGGCAAAAACATTGGTACACCACCACTACTATGTCTTGGTCCTGTTATATCATATAAACCAAATGTTCCATCATCATTTAAATCAGTTAATACTGTTTCTCCACCTTCTGCTTCTAAGTTAGCATCTTCTCTAGGTACACTAGATAAACTATATCTAACAGATTCATCTTGTGAATTATTAAAGTTAGTGCTACCATAATATGCTTGTGGAGTTGTAACCAAACCATAATCAGCTTGATCACCTGTTGTCATACCACCATCTCTCATAGACTTTGCATCTTCAACAACTTTTCCATTACGGATGCTGAAACCTTGCGGTAATTTGTTTATTTTAATTTTTGCCATAATTATAATTTTTCTATGTCAGCTCCAGCTGCAATTAGTTTTGCCAACATTCTTGAATCAACTTCTACAGTCTGCTCTCCTCCATTTTGTTTTTTTGATTTAATCAAATGAATGTAACCATTGTCATCATCATAATAATCAGCGGTCTTAAAATCATATGATCTACCATCTTCACTTGGATCTGAAGTATAATAAGGAGCTTTATTTTTATAATTTACATTAACAGGTTGACCTGCATTATATGCTTCAGGATCAATTTGTGATGCTAAGTATTGTTGTAGTTTAAACTCAGGAAACATTCTAGCACCACTTAAGTTATTGCTATTACCTATAAACAGTGTATCATTTTCAGTAACTCCCATTTGAGACATAATATCTTTTATAGCAGTTTTATCATTTTTGTTTTTATCTCTAAATAACTCTATATACTCTTGTAGATAATTATGATCATAGTTTTTAATTCTTTCTTTTCTTTCTTTTCTTGTTTCTCCAGCATCTTGAGCTTTAGCTAACTCTCTTTTAATAACTCTATCTCTATTTGCTAAGTATGCTTCTTCTCCTTTAGCTCCACCATATGCCATATTACTAAGTATGTTATGCTGTGCTTCTGGAGGCAATGCTTTAAAGCCAGGATTGTTTACACCACCACCTTCTTTACTCATATATAATCCTGTTGTTCTATCACCCTCACTACCCATTAGTCCGGTGTTTACATCAAAAGTCCCCCTCTTATTAAATGCATCAGTAGTAGTTCCATATAAATTATCTGCAACTACATCACCACGCATATCTGCATAAGCATTATTCCATTCTTTTTGCTGGTAAATATCATTAAAAATATCAGCTGTTTGAACTGCTGCATTAGATAAATCACCAAATAATCTACCACCTATTGTATTTGGAAATCTTAGTAAGCTATTATTAAAATTACTAAGTAAAGCATTAGGACTTTTATCCTTTTTGGCTGTAGGAAGATTTATATCTCCAAATAAATCTGCTGCTGTTCTTTGAGCAGGTTGACTATTTGTTTGATCTTCTGTTGGATTTGGATTAAAAGGATTATCAAACTGTTCTTCATATTCTGCATACAGCTGTTGAGCATTGGCACCACCTCTTGTAACAGGGTCTTGCACCACCCATTCCTTAAAGGTAAGCTTATCATTTGCTACCGGACCTCCAGCTGAACCTGCATACTGTTTAATAGGAAGCTCTGCTCCATACATAGCAAACATTTCTTGAAAGTCTGTAAGATAAGGAAGGCCTTTTTCAAACTTTGGGTCTAAAGGACCATCATAGTCTTTTGGTATAAACATATCAAAATTCGGATCATTACCTTCAATAGCATCTTCACCAGGTCCTTGATTAAATTCAGGATCTAAATCTACTTCTTGTGGATCTTTCTTTTCAGTAGCAGGAAACCTACCTTCAGCAGACATTGGATCTACTTGATATTCAGTTGGTATTTCTTGTCCTTTCTTTTTTAATATAGATTCAATATATGCTTTTGTTTCTGCTGTTCCTGTTTGCCATTTCTTTAGCAGATCATCAGAGATTTTTTTTACTGCACTTGGAGCATTTACATCATCTAGTATTCTATCTGCTTCTGTTTTTATAATATTTCCTAATGCATCTTTCTGTTGATCTAGTTCTGGATTTTCAATTTTAAATTGTTCAAACCATTTAGCTGCAGCATTTTTATTTTCATCACTTAAATCAAATTCAAATTTATATTTAGTATCTGCTGCTTTTTGTAATTGATTAGATATTCTTCTTCCTTTCCAATCTCTAAAACTGCCATCTTTTACACCATCACCATCTTCATCTTTACCGCTAAATAAATCTTTTCCTACTGAACTAATTGCATTAAGAGTTTTACCCAAATTTAAACCACTGCTTGTTTTAAATAAAGCAGGATTAAACATAAAAGGATCTGGATTTATATATCCATTGTCATTTTGATCTACATAATCTTTAATTACATTTTTATCTTGATCAGTGACTTTTACATTATTACCAGAAATATCTATATTACTATTCTTTGCAGCATTTGCAAAAGAATTCATCATGTCTAAGTTATCTGTGCCAGCAGAGTTTGATGTTTCTTTTCCTTCTTGTGCTTTAGGTGCATCATGAGTATATCCGGCTTTCTTTAATCTAAGGTGAGCTTCATGATCCCTTGCTCTAATCTTTCTATCACCTTTATACATAAAGTGTGGCTCAAATTCACCACCTTCTTCCTTCTTCCATCCAGCAGCATTCTTAGCAAAGTTTGCCATTTTTACTACTGATGGTGGATAATTATCCGTGTTACTCATAACTTTGTTATAAGCTTCAGATACTGACATACCTCTTGCTTTAGCCCATCTAGTAAACTTACCTTTATTTTCAGGTTTAATTTCTATACCAGATTTAGCTTGATCAATAGATGTAATATCCATATCCATAGCAGGAGCTTGTTCTTGCATTTCTTCTGCTCTTGCTAGTTGTTGAGGATTATTTGTTATTTCTTGAGGGCTGGGTTCTTTTGGTTGTTGCATCCTTTGAACTTCTTCAAACAATTGAATGATTGCTTCCTCTTCATAACCAAGTTGCATAAGTGCTTGACCTATAAGATTTTGATCTACTTCTTGTTGCATTAATCCCATTAATACTTCTTGAGGTTGTCTACCCTCATCAATAGATGTAGAAAATATTTCAGTTATTTGCATAACTTGTGGATCAACTTGAGGCTGCTGTTGCATTCCAGGTTGACCAGGCATCATTGCACCTCCTTGTTGTTTTACACTTTTTTTGTTTAAATCCACGTTGATAATATTATATTATTAATATACAAATAATTAGGGAGATTCACTAATCTTTATGGTTTAAGCTTTATAAAGATGAGTCAAAATATAATTTGGTGGAGACATGTTTCCTAACTCTTTTGCATCTTTATAATGTTTTCTATTTAATTTATCATATATACTTTTAGCTTTAGCTTCTTCATTAGTACCATCATATATTCCATCCATATAATCTTTATACATCTGAAGCTTTTTCTTTTCTCCACCTATTTTATAATCTGGCATGTACTTACCCAATTGCTGAAATTTCAAATATTTAGCATTTTTCTTAACTCCTTCAGTATATGTCTTACCGTCATCTTTGCTTGAACCACCCCAATGTTTAGGAAGAGTATTAAACAAATCATTTCTATCTACACCTTCTCTATTGTTAGCTAAAAATGCTAATCTTAACACAGTAGCAATTGCTGCTTTCTCAGGATCTAACAAATCTTTATTAGATGTTATTCCAAATTTCTTTAAAATATTTATTTGTTTTTTATTTTCTGGTAAGTTTTTATCTTCTTTAGCTATATTTTCCCATCTAAGCTGAGTTAACCCAACACTATTATAATCTTCTTGTGCACTTTTAGAATAAGTTGGTAAGTTAATATTTGATGATTGTGCTGCAATTGCTAATAAAGGAGAAACATTTGATAACTGATTAGTGGTATCTAATGTAAAACCTTCATATTTTTTAAACACATCAGGAGATGAAGTTACAGTAGGTAACAGATTAGTTGAACCTACTACTGGCAATTGACCTTTTTTATTTAGGTCAGCAACATATTTGTTGGCTCCTCTTAAAAGGTTACCTGATTTACTATGCGTGTCACCAAAATTAGATTCATTACCATAAATACCAAAAGCAATTCTAGCAATATCATTATATACATCACTAGGTATACCTGCTTCTTGCATTATTTGTTTCTTGTTATTTACTAAAGCATTTATAAATGGCTTTGTTGAATTTTCTTGTTCTTCTTTATCTGATGTATCTGACGTAAAGAAATTACCAACAGATTTTAAACCTCCTGTTTCATTATACACATCTTCTTCAAAAGCCTGTTGATCAAACACTGGACGTATAGGTTGATAGTTTAATGTGTTTACAGTATAGTTAGATCCTTGTTGAGTTTGCTCACTACCTTTAGAGTCAATATAATTAGATGCATATTTTTCTCTATTATCTTTAGACATTTTTAATACAGCTTGTCCATCAACCCATTGGAAATTATTACCTTCATCTTCTGGTAATATATATACTGCTGTACCTGCTGGCATTCCTAAATCATATAATGCTTGCAAATCACTACATTGACCATTTACACAGCCATTACTTGCTCTATTATTATCTATATTACCATCATCAAATAAACCTTTTCTACCTTTTGTGGGTCCATGAATAGCTGTAGCTACATCTATATCAGTACCATCTGTATATAAATTAAATGAAGGAACACCTTTACCACCATATTTATCAGGTGAATCAGCATAACTTTCTTTTATATAATACTTACCAGCACCTGTATTTTTATTACCGGCACTCCAATTAGGAATCCACTTACCATTTCTTTTATCTTCATCTGTTATTTGTCCATCATTATTCAAATCCCACATTTTTGTTACAGTTAAAGCATCACCTTCATTAGCACCTGTAAGAACTTCAAAATCTAATACTGGTTTGCCACCCCTCCAAACTTCTAATCTTTTTGTTTTTTTGTTTACTATAACATAATGACCATTTGGATCATTAACCATTTGTGATTTTTTTATAATATCTTCATCAGATGAATCATTAATATTTCTTCTATCCTGATCCAACAGCTCAACATCTTGCCAAGTTTCTTCAATTTCATCTACTGGTTCATATGAATCTTGAGGTATCCTTAGTTCTTGATTAACAAAAATTTCATTAATATTAGATATATCATTTTCTTGTGCTAACTTTCTTACTGTTGTACCATATTTAGTTGCTATTCTTCCAAGAGTATCACCAGACTTTACATCATAAAAAGCATATTTAGTTTTACTCTTTGGTAATTTTATTTCTTGATTTATTGAAATCTTACTCGGATTAGCTATATCATTTAACTCAGCTATCTCATCTACAGTAGTTCCATATTTATCTGCTATTCTAGTTAAGTTATCTCCAGACTTTACAGTGTATATATTTAATTCTTCTTTTGGTTTTTCATTTTGTTTTTCTGGTTCACGTAAAGGGCCAACAAAAGAAGAGTTTAATTCTGGAAGTTCTTCAACATAATTAGATGGCATCCATAATTGACTATAGTCATAACCTTCTTGCTCATTTTCTCTCACAGGTCCAGCAAATTGTTTTTCAGGAAGATCATCTTGATATTTATATAATTGCTTATAGTAATCATATGCTTCATCAGTAGTTGTCTTTAGAAAATTTTCCTGTACATTAGGTCTGCCTTCTGTATTTTTATCAAACAAAATCATATCAATATAATCTTGAGTTTCTTTAGGTAATCTAGAAACCCATTGAACATCATTATATATATCCAGACCTTCTTCTTTTAATTCATTTAGCAAATCTCTTGTATTACCTCTACCCCAGTTATATGCTGCTAGTGTTTTAATCAATCTTACATCTTGATCTTGATTTTCCTTATTTATAAATGATGAGTTATACAATTCATTCATAGACCATTCTTGGACATCATGATTTTGTTCAGGATCATATGGATCTATTTCTTTAACATTTTTTGCTTTCTTATAATCTGCTATAAGACTATCTCCTATTTGACCAAGACCCATATAACCTGCACTACTTTTAGCTTTTGGATTTAAGTTAGATTCAACAAAAGCTTGCTTATACAATAGATTAGGGTTAATACTATTTTTATTTTCTACCTTTTTATCAGAGTCTTTAGGGATATAGATTCTATCATAAAACTCATATGGTTTTATGGCTGCATTTGCTATACTGTTAAAATCATACTTATCATATATAGAAAGATATTTCTGATCTTTTGCTTTGTCATAACCTACCTCAACTTGAAAATTTTGTAATGGATCAATATTCATAAATTGTTCTGGTGTTACTTTACCATCAGAACCATCTTCAGTTTTACTCCAATAATCTTCTTTCATGTAACCCGCTAAGCCATCAACAGTTTCTTTATATCCTATAGGGAGATCTTTAAAGTCTGATATCATACTTTCTCTATCAAGTATATCATCTGATATTTTATAATATTGCACTCCTTCCTCTTTTGAATTGGTTGGTGAATATTCTGTTTGCTTTTGTATATATTTTTCTTTAGGATTAAGACCAAGCGCACGTGCCCATGCTTCTTCAGAAAAATCATAATCACCATCAGAATCAAACAAGGGTTTTGTTGGTTCTGTTATACCCAGTGCATTACCTATTGCACCAAATGCTTCTTTAGTAATGCTGCCAAAACCAGGATAACTTTCAGGTCTTACTTCTTGAAATATTTTAAATCTAGTTTCAAGATCAAGTTCTGGATTAAGTATGTCCTTAGTTTTTTTACCTAACCAATCATTAAAGCTATCTGCTTTTTCAGCAGCACCTTTTAAAACTGGTATTACTGCATCATCTAATGTATTACCTCCTCTTTGGTAGAGTTTATTAATTCTTTGCTGTGTATCTATTTGTTTGCTATTGGGTTTCCATTTTGATGGACCATAATAATCTATTATATCTTCATTGTCTACTCCGCTCATAGCAAGCTTAGCCTTTTCTTCAGAATCATATATTCCTATAGTTCCACCGGTACTTATATCACGCACTATAATCCTTCCGTCACCTGTTTTTATAGATACTAATTGACTTTTAGATTTTTTTACAGGTTCTGAAAGTGGAGGCTTATCATTCATGTCAAAATCAGACATCAGCTTTTGTAAAGGTTTTAACTCTGGCTTTTCTATAAATTGATGTCCAAGTTCATACCATGCACTTTTAATAGTGTCATTATTTTTAATAGATGTAAAACTATCAATTTTGTTATTTTCAGCATAATCTGGATAATATTTGTTTATCCATTGTCTAAATACACTTTCATCTACATCAGATGGTAAGTCTGATAAATTATATTTAATATCATGCGGTAATTTTAAAACAGGCATCTCAGGATATTGATCTGATAAATCAGCTGCTGGATCAAAGTATGGTATATGTTTTAAGTTACTTTTGTTGCTGACTCCAGGATTTGCACCTACTTTAGCTTTACCATACTTTCCTAATGTTTGTATTGCATTTTGCCAATCCGGATTATTCTCCTGCCAATTTTCTCTTTCTTTAACTGTATTAAAAGTTGTGTCTTTATATTGATTATACCAAACATCTTTATAAAGTTCTTTTGCTTTTTCTATATCTGCTATGCTTTGATTTCTTTTATTCAATTCTATCTGATAAGCCTTACGTGCTGCATCATTTTCTAATTGTTTTTCTCTTACTCTTGGGTCAAATATTGATTCATATACATCATCCTCATTATATCTAATGTTTACATTTTCATCCGGTGTATAAAATCTATTTAGCACTTCAAGACCAGATTGAGCATACCGTAATTTATCTTTGCTGTCATCTGCAGATGAAATCTCATTTAATTGATTAAAAATCTCATCATTACTATATACATCCTGTAATTGCATTAATGGATTGTAACCATCTGACTCTCCTCTGTTTAACTCTGAAGTTCTATCAATTATTTGTTGAAATTTTTCTCTAGTTAATGGCTCAGTCATAGGATCATATATTCCTAGATCTTTTGCTGCTGACCTAATTGTATTTAATCTAGTTCTAGCTTCAGTAGGATCAGAAACATAATCTCCCCAGGGGCTTCTCTCTATTTCTATCTGTCCTTCTTTTACAGACCCATCTCTATTAAAAGCTACTATGGGATTACCATCTGCATCATAGGTTCCATAGCTTGCTATATCAATATTATTTATTATAGGATTTCCATCATCATCATACCCCTCTATATTAACCCTTTCGTCTTCAAATCTTTTAATAGTTTTTTGAGGTATAAGTCTATCTGAATTAAGGTTTTTATATATCTGTATAGCCCTATCTTCAAGATCGTTTGTTTCTTGGCCAGTAATATAATTATATGCTTGATTTGCCAAAGCAACATAGTTTGGTAAAACTACACTGCTTGGTCTAGTACTTAGTGAAGCATTTGCTAAAGCAATTTTATCTCCAATGCTTAAGTTATCTTTATATCTTTTTAATGTATCTTTTCCAACTCTATCTCCACTATGGCCTACTTCATGTTCAAAAGTGTTTTCATAAACATGCCCTTCATGATCAGTATGTGATGGTTTAAAAAATTCAAGTTCACCATTCTTACTCCAAGATGTTGCACCTACACCTTCATCTTCGTGTGTATTAGGATTTACTATTATAGGTACGTTTTGTAAATTACCTATTCTACTATTAGTTATAAATTCAGCATCATCATTTGGACCAACTTCATTTGCTAATATTTTTTTATACATGGGTGAATCTAACCATTGTCTTTGAAATGAATTATCAACACTTTCTTGATTAGGTACAACTCCTTTAATATCATTTACTTCACCCCTTAACTGAAATTTAGGTTTCCAAGAACCTTCTCCAAACTTTATAGCAGCTTCTTTATCTGCTCCAAAGTCTATAAGCTCACCTCTTCTTTTAGCTTCTTCATATGCTTCTTTCCAAGGTTTATTAGACATATCAACCCAAGTACCATCCGGATCTTGGAATAATGTTGGAAATGAAAACCAGTTCTTTCCATCTAAAGTTTCAGTAGCCATAAGGTGTGTTGACTCACTACCATCAGGATTTTTTCTAGCACCTTGTCTTTTAGGTACTTCAATACCATTTTGAGCCATAGGCGTTTCCATTACCATATCACCTGGAAATTGATATTCATTTTCAGGCATCATCATTTGTGAATTACCAAGGTTATCTACACCCATAATAGGAAAGTCTACATCTTTCATGCTTATGTTTCCTGACGGAATGAAATTAACCGGATTGGTTTTATCTGGGCTATCATTTCTATACCCATCTACAGATATATATTGTGTTATATCTATTAAGAACTCATTTGGTCCTCCTGGTAATCCTATGCTCTTTCTTTTTCCCATTATCTTTGTGATAGTAAAAGTTTAGTATTATTAAGTCTAAGCAGCATTTTTCTGTTGCCTGATACATTCCTACGTAAAATAACATTATTAGAGTAGTGTCTAAACTTCTTACGTTCCGTTTGACTTTTACCGTAATTAATGTTAGTTTGATTTAAAGGTCTAATATATCCATTACATGATGTGTCAAATATTGGTTGTTCTGCATTTGTAAACTCACCTCTATCATTAGTCACATCCCAGAATTGATTAAATCTAAATTTATGTTCTACTTTAGAAACTAGTATTTGTATACCATTAAATCCAATAGAAGGAAAATCTAAATTAGTCCAAGGGCTGTTAACCGGTTGTGGATTTAGTAATAGTAAACCTGATGTTTGATCATTATTATAAATAATAGAAGCATCAAAGTTAAAATCTAAATCTTCCCATTTATCTCCACCACACATGTTGTATTGTGGATCTCCTTTATATACATAAGTTTCTAATTGATATTCAAAACTTCTTATGGTATTAACCGCTTGTCCAGTATTAGATATCAAATCTATTTCCCATGGGTAGTCTTCACCATAATAATTTGCAAAAGAGTCACATCTTACATTGTGTCTCCAAAAACCACCCACTTTATAATTAGGCTGTAAAGAATCATAATAAAAATAGTTACACTGCTTAGGGTTTGATTGAACAAAATCTGGATTTCCAATCTGATAAAGTAAAGGTGGTGTATCTGGACATTCACCTGTCTCAGTTAAAACAGAACCCGGTACAGTAGAAGGTGGACATTCACATGTAACTTTCCTACATATCGGTCTTTCATTTTCTAGATCACTACATGTTCCACTAGCCTGATCATATACATTTCCATTTGATGCATCTGGATAAACTAATGTATATCCTGTTGGACATTCACAAACAAAATCACTACCACATATACTTGATGTTATTTCTTGAGCAACAACATCCCAATTAGAAATAGGATAATTTGCATTTATATTAGATTGAATCCCATATATATAAGCACTAGTTGTTGATCCAGCTGTACCACTAGTTATAGTAATATTTTGACCATATTGACAAACTATATTGTTTAAAGCTGCACTTTGAGGTTGACCGGGTCCTCCTGGATAAGGTGAATTAACTCCACAAAATACAGTATACATAAATTGAAAATTAGGAGCAGCATTACTTACTGTTTGAATTGTTGGAGATTGCAAATTACATTGAGGACCTGGGTTATTACCAGTATCTGTAACAGTAATAACAATTCTTCTATAGCTTGGATCATTTTGTCTTGCTGGATAATTTGCTGCTAAACTTGATGATCCCGTTTGTTGAGCTAAACTAATTGCCTGGTTCATACCTGCAGCTGTTGCAGTGTTACCACCATACCAATTATTTATGTACCAAGTTTGTACATTAGCAGAACTAACATTATCTGACATTGAAACAGGGCTAATAAATGCTCCATTTCCAGTTGTCCAACTTCTTTGTTGATTATTACCAGACCAACTTGTAAAACCAATTTGCATAGAACCTCCGTTTAATGCATTTTGTATTTCTGGTTGATCAACAAAAGACATCACCCATTGTAACTGTGCAAAAGCTCTAGTCCCATTGTTTTGTGGGTTACCCGTACTACCAGAAGTATCCATTGCTACTACAATATCAATAAGACATGCTTGAGGACCTCCCGATATAATTGAGTCACGGTTATCTACAATAACTTCTGCAAGTTCTGTTGTATTAATTCCTATTTCACATAAACCTGTACTAGGATTAAAATTATAACCCGGAGGACATTGCGGAACAGTTGTCTCAACAGTCTTTGTAGTAAAGAAGTGATTTATACTTGGTAAAGCTAACTCAGGATGCCAATCATGAAAAGATATCCATGCTTTAGATTTTGGGTCATAACTAATAGTCCATGAACAATCATCAAAATATATTGGATCACCAATATCAATACTTACTGGCACTCTTGCCTCACCTCTTATCTCTATTGGTCTAACTGGTCTATCAACAAATGTTGCTTGACCAATATAATCAGGTTTTAATTGATAATCTTTTTTCATAAAGTAGACTACATCATCTACTGAATCATACATTACTTGACATCCTACTCCTGCTACAGGATTATCTGTCCATTGTGTATTTTCTGAACTTGGAAATTGTTTTATAAATCTAGAAGGTAAATATTTAGCAAACCACCATTTCATTCCGTTATTAGATATAGGATCTAAACCTTTACCTCCATACTGAAATATTTTACCTTGTTGTTGAGATATAAAGAATAATCCAAGTGGTGTATTAATAACACCTCTTAAACTCTCACATGAACCATATTCATTTGATATGTCTGCATTAGCTACATTTTGAAACGGTTGACTAAATAAACCTCCATCACCTATAGTAAGCTTTGTATCTAATTGAGTTTTCAGTGTATCAAGACCCTGAAACATTTGTGGAGATAAGTATGGGAAAAATACTAATGCACCACTTTTGTTTATAGGTTTAATTACACTTACTTCATTTTTAAAATCTTTGTAATTGTTATTTAAAAATACTCTCCAATAATCTCTTTTTGATTCTTCTTGCGCTTGTAATGAATAAATTAATCTTTTTGGATAACTAACAAAACAATTTGCTGCAACATAGGGATCATAATCTCTAGGTTGAATTTGACCAAAAGATGACATTTGAGTAGGGAATCTACTTGGACTTAATGATTCATCATACTTGTAAAAATTATCATCTTTTTCTATTCTTGCATGAAAGAGCTCATTTAAATCATTATAATCATATACATTATAGATTCTTTTTTTAGGTTCATCTTCCCAATCTCTTTGATCTAAATTTACTTCTGATTCAACATAAAAATCTAAGATTCCATTTACATGAGAATAAATATATGCAAATGCCATAGACAATGCAGGATTAGGATCACTACCATTATTAAATATACTACCCCAAGAGGTGTTTGTTGAATTACTTGTTCTATCTAAATAAAATAAATCATTTGGCATCAATGCTGTAGCAGCATTTGAACTACCTAATCCAAGAGTAACAAACTTTTGTGCTAAAGGTGTTAAATCAAATCTTTGTGAGTTTAACCAGTATCTTGGATATGGTATATTTACATATAATGAATAATCAAAAGTATAACCATCAGGTTGACCTAATAAAAATCTTGTAAAAATAGGCATTATGGTTTTTTCAGTATATCTACCTATAAATGTGTCTCCACTAAAAATTGGATCACTAGTATACATATATTGATTTGGTAATGTTGAATCTAACAATTGAATGCAAGATCTCATTGGTATTTGTTTTATACCATCTAGTTGACCATACTGATTATCAAAATTAAATTTAAGAGCACCATAGTATGCAGATATATTACTTTTTCTTGCTTGTTTATATTTTTGAAAATATGAGTTACTATGTGGTGCAGGGTTTGAGTTTTGATATACTCCAGCTGAGCTTAATGATACATCTAATGATCCACCTATAGTATATCTTGATTTATCTTTTACATCAGGATCAGTAAGACTTTTTTCTAAACTTACAGCTACTGTAGAAGGTCTAAATAAATTATTAATTTTATAGTTACCATTATCAAATGTCTGAAATGATTGTCCAATATAGTTAGAGTCTGAATTTTTAATTCTCCATAAACCATTTGTTTGCTTATTAAAATTACTAAAGAACCCAAATGAATTGTGTTTTAAGACAAAACTATTTGATGACTGCATGTTATATATTAGCTCTAAAAACTCATTACCTCCAGCTGCTATATTAGCTTTAGAAGTTTGAGCTGACATCCATATTTTTAAAAATATAGGTATTGATGAAAAGTTGTTATCTGATGTCCATGCTATTTCTTCACTACCACCACGCATACCTGGCAAATTACCTATAGCTTGTGATAAACCCATCTGAATTTTTTCAGTAGCATAATTAGCAGCACCACCCACCCATAAGTCTGCTACACCAGTAGCTGAATCTAATAAAGCTTCAAGAAGTACTGATATAACTGATTGACCAGTATTAGCAGCAACATTTGCTAAAGAATATGCTGCTTGTGCAAAACCTGGTTGATTACCAATACCAGCTAATCCTCCAAAGGATCCTGACTGTGATGTCATATTACCAGCAGCACCAACCCTTCTAACATTTTTAGTACCCCTTACTTGTCTTATTGCATAACCTAATCCTATAACTCCAGATATTATAGCTGCACCATTTCTTAATAATTTAAATTGAGGATGATCCTCGGATGGTTGAAATGTTCCACTTGCACTACCTGATAACTGACCGTATATTTTAGTTTCATATGCATTCAAAAAAGGTTTAGTAAACATAAGCTCTGGTGAAGAAAAAGTAAAAACTTTTCTTGAATATCCACTTGGCTCACCATTAATATCTGGTTCATCTCCTAATGCTTTATAATCATCTAATGATTCACCAAATGAATGAACACCGTCAGTTCTATTTAGTATATTATTTCCGCCTTTATGGAAATATACATCTGGTCTTAAATCATTATATGGATAATTAGGATATAAACCTTGTACATCTCCACCAATTAAATTTTCTGCATTTGGTACAGTATACTTACGCATGTTTCTAAATAAACCTTTTCCTAAAATAGATTTTGCACCTAATCTAGATCCACGTAGTATTTCATAACCAACTACATTTTCTATGTAAGATCCATCATTATATTTAGGTCTCCCAATATTGCTAAACTCAACCCCTAGTATATTTATTTCGTCTCCATTTGAGCTTGTTAAATGCAATGGAGAAGTATTACCTCCTATTGATTCATCAGGCATTTTATGATGCCTTATTGGTTTACCACATAAGTCACCCCATATATCTGGTCTATTTGATGGATAAAGTTCTGTTGATTCCCAATACCCCATTTCACCTCTACCAGTAATTTTAGTTTCATCAGGTAAAGCGGTTATTGCAGTAGAAGTAATTGAAGCTGTATTGTATACTTTAAAAAGAGGATCTCCAGTTGGGTTTAGTACATTATTACCATTTATAATTTCGTTCTCCATTGTCCCATTATACATTTCAGGTGCTCTACCTGGTATATGATATGATGAAGATCTTTCTCCTGTGTTATATATCCATCTTATAAAGAATGCATATTGTTCATCACGCAATAACCCTGTTCTATTACCGCCTTTAGAATAATATGTAGATGGTACAGAATTAATTACCCAATTTGTTTTTATTTCATTTGCAATAGGTTGATAATTAAAATCAAATTGTTCTGTTGGTCCTTGTCTTATTAACCAATCATTAACCACAAACATAGATTCAGACTTTTCATAAGCTGGACTTCTAAGAGGTATCAATTTTAAATCTATAGCTGATAATGACTCGTCTATAAAGTCAATGTTTATTGTGCTTACTTGAGTACTATATAAACCAATTCTTTTTGCTGAGGTTTGCCCTTGATTTCTTCTTAATATAACTAACTCAAAATAATCATAGTCTAAATCTAAATTAGAAAAATTTATGTCCAATGATCCTCCAGTTCCTTCATGATTCCATAGTGTCTGAATATTAGATATACCTATATAATCAGTTACTCTTTGTTCATTTTCTGTATAGCCTACAAAAACTTGATAAGCACCATTAGCCAACATTCCGCCATCAATAGACTTTTCTAAAGTAATGCAGGGTGTATCTAAAAGAGGTGCTAACCTTATTTGCTCACAGTCTAATGATTTTGGTTCAATAATTTCATATTCTACACAGTCAGAACCATCTATATCTGGACCAGATATTTGAATTTTTTTCCAAGGTATATCATCTATATTTAGAGCTCTTGATGGATTGTTTGCATCATCCCAATATACTTCCCATGTACAATCAAAATTTTCTTTTGCTGCACCAACAATTAAATGCTTTTTACTAAAGTTTAAACAAGGATCATTAACTAATGTAGTATACTTACATTCGCTGTCATCAAATCTACCTATTTCAGAACTAACGTTATCTGTAGAAAATACAACCCATTCATCACCATATCTATGTATAGCACCTATAACAGTATAAGGTATGACACCACATGATAAATTTGAAGGCTCATTACCAATCATTCCTAGATCACCATCTTCAGAATTATTAGCTGCATTTCTTGCATGCCACCATGCTTGTTGTCCTTCAAATGAAGGAGCAACATCTTTGTTCATCCCTTTAGTAAACGTATTTATATTTACTGATGATGAACCAGAACTTTGTGGTTGAGATGGATTTTTCTTTTTAGCCATAATATATTATCTATTTAGCAAGTTGGGCATGAACTAGATGATGTAGTAGGCGCAGCTACTACTTGTGGATTAGCTGGTGCATAACTTAAAAACATATTATAATAATTATGATATTGTGCTCTTCTATTCATATTCCACACTTTTCTCATTTCTTGGAAGTTTGGTGTATTAACAAATCCTAATGCATTATTTCTTGCACCTCTTAATCTGCCTTCTACAAGTTGCAACTGCTGAGATACATTTTCACCATTCCAAACCATATTTTCTAATATTCTTTGTTTTATTGCATACTCATAATATTCATTGCAATAGGGTTGATCTAAAACTAATAAATCTCCCTCTGCATTTTCCATAGCACCTTGATAACTTAAATACACTTTCCCTGTTGTAAAAGTAGTTACCAAAAACCCATCTTTTATTTCTGCTATATCTAATGCTTGTGCACCTAAACTTGGACAATAACAAACTTTATCATTTACATCTTTTATTCTTAATTCAGTCCATGTTGTAAAACTTCTGAATTGTCCACCACCAATTCTTTGTACTAGTTGATATTCATTCTTATTATCACATGTTTTAACTACACATACATCTTTACATGTATCACTGTCTTTACATGGTTCAGCATCATTAGGTGCTGGGACATAGGGTACATCATTAAAGGTTTCAACGTGAGTACCAGATGGCATAGAGTTATTTACAGTATATTCCCCACATCTAAATGCATAATTTAAATATTGAAAATCAAAAGGTAATTGACCTCTTCCATGTTCTATATCTATAATAACTTCTTTAGTTCTATGAATGCGTAAACCTAAATCATAATTAACTCTTTGTGCAACTTTAATTAGTTGAGCAGGTTCTATCATTCCTTCTAACGCATACGTAGAAAAATCAATAGATACGTCTTCCATCAATTGACTAAATGTTCTATATTTTTGTGATACCCCCATTATTATAATTTTTAAGTTCTTGCTAGATTGCGTTTATTATCTGAGTCTTCAGATGGTATTTTTAATGTACCTGACATAGTAGCAATAACTTGACTTTCTATTTCTGCAAACAATGCTTCTGGTATATATATTTCTTGTTCATATCTTGGAGTACAATCATCTTCAGTATCACAATTCCATTTTGTAATATCTGAATCAAATACACCTTCTACTTTTATTGCATCCCACTCAATGTTTGGACAATAAATATATCCATCTAACCACCAAAAGTATTTTGTCTTATTATATTTAAATGAAGTTGATTTTGTTAATGAAGTATATGTACCCGGTTGAGTTCCTTGTAATTCTTGTGATCCATCTATTGAACTAATAGTACGGATTAGTGGACCCCAATAGCCTTCAAACATTGACGGCAATCTCACCTTTGTACGTTTTATTGTACATCCACTTTGTATACCAGCACAATGTGCTTCTACTTTATCTACATCTATTAATTCTACATATGGTAATGTTTTCCATACTGAATTAAACTTTAATAACTTATTAGCATAGTCTTGTCTTCTCATTAAAAACTGAGCATATTTTTCTATTAAGCTGTATATATATCTATCAGTAACAAAGGCATCTTGAACTCCTGCTTTTACTTGACCTCTTATTCTAGATATTGTTTCTGCTATTGTTGACATGTCTTTTATTTTTCAAATTCATTATAATACTTTAATGCTTTGTTGGTTTCTTCTGGGTTTTCATCATAAAGATGAGCCACCTTATATTTATTTTTCATTACTACATATTTGGTCCAGTTGGTAGGGTAAGTTTTTGCAACAGATCTTTTAAAATCTCTACATGCTACAAATCTCCACAACTCTCTATTTTTAAATCTATATTTAGTTGAGTAATTTGTATAAAATATTTTACCTAAATTTCCATCTGTTTCCCAATTTTTATTTTGTAATACTTTACCATATTGATTAGATAATGCATAGTTCGTGTTTACTGATTTTGAAGAAGGGCATGTACCTATAAATAAATACCCTAATGAATCAGGTAATTCTACACCATCTCTATTCTCTACTACAGCATTCCAAAGTCTAACATTGTATATCTTTATTATCTTTTTTAATTTAACGTTATCTATGTCTGAGTATAAAGGTTTTTTATCTTTAAACTCTTTGATTGTTTCTTCATTTAATAACCCCATTCTTTTCTCTCTATATCTAGGAGCTTTTAAATCAGGTTTTTTGAAATTGTTGATCATACAGTTATATTTATAATTTACAAAAAAAACCTCACTTAATGAAATTAAAAGTGAGGTCTTTACAAAGCTTGATAGGTTAATTCACATATATTACCCATTGTTGGGTGTTGTAATTCTAATTTACCAGATCTTCTATTACCCACATATTTGTTACTATAATGATAATAATCTGTCTTACCTAAGCTGGGCAAAGTCTTTTCAATAAAACCCGCTGTTTCATTAGATGTCATATATTCTACTTTCCTATCTGTATGTATATGACCTTTAAATAATGTTCTGTTAGTTGTAGCTCCCCATTCTTTTGGATACTCTGAGGCATATATCAATGGATTATTTTTACTTCTTTTATCTCCATGCTCAAAAGCATTAAAGTTGCTGTGCCATACATGAACTTTTCTTTCTTCATATTTAGTATCCCATGTAATTTCATCACTAATAATAGATTTAGACAACGCATGCACTAAATGAAAAGAAGAAAGTCTATCATGATTTCCAGGTACATATACAATAACCAATTCTTTACAATAAGATTTAATATAATTTATAGCCCAATGCATTGCATCAAATGCTTGCATATAAGCCTCTGTAGCACTCATACAATTATCTAAAGGGGTACCACTAGTAGTAGTCCCAGAAAACGTATCCATGTTGATTAAATCACCTCCTACAACAAAGTACATTCTTTCTATATAATTAACTGGAGCTGCTTTTTGTATTAAGTATGTTATTGTATCTTCAAAATCTTTATCTATAGTATCATTACCTTCTTTTCCAAAATGAATATCTTGTAATGATATCACACCACAGACAGGATCATCTGATACAATATTTTTAAGATTTACTTTAGGAAGTTTGTAAGTTTTAGGTTCCCAGTTTTCCAATAACTCTTTAAAAAGTTTTTCTTCTGGGTTTTTAATTTGAGATACTAATGCTGACACTCTCCAGTGATCACCCATTTGTTTGTTCCAATACTGAGATAATTTCCATTTATCAGTATCTATTTTTAATAGCTCAATTATTTCTTCTGCACTTTTAGGTTCATGATCAAAAGTTCCTGATATCTTACCTTCTCCCTTTTCTAAATCAATAGCTTCTACTACTTGAGCATTTTCTGCTGCCTTACTAAAAAATATTGATTTCTTTTTTTTATTCTTTCTTTCAGCTAACAATTCATTTTTAATCTTCCGGTATTTTTCTTCACTGATACCTAATCTTGCACTACTGATAGAAGGATGTTTTTTCCACTTTAATGATTCTAATACTCTTTGTTTTAAATTGTCCATAAAAATTTTTTTGATTATTGTAAAGATATGAAAAAAAAAGAGACTGGAATAAATCCAGCCTCTTCCAACGTTTGTAGTAGAAAACCAACAAACCACCACTTGTTGTTTTTTTTATGCTGACAGGGTAGAAATAAGTATTTCAATTGGTTTACATCCTGTGTTACCAGCATCTACAACTTTAACTTTATATGCTGTACTAGCAGTTAAATTTGTTATAGTAAAATTATTTACTGTAGGAACAATAGGTCCTAATGGATTAGCTAATGTCCATCCTACAGGTGTTATTTGTTCATCAATATATACATTTAAACCAGTACTGTTACTCCATATACCATCCCATATAACTGAAATAGTACTACTTGTTACTGTACCTGCATAAACATTGTATGGATCATGTTGTACATCATTTGAAGTACATGTTCCAAGGCCATTAGATAAAATCATAGAAAACTTTTGTATGATAGAATCTAATCTTTCACCAGAGGTTATAACTATTCGTTCACCAGCTTCACCTATTTGAAAAGATGTACCACAATAGCTTACACATGAAGCACACTGCACATCATCACATCTTTCACTACCTGTACTACAATCAGTATAGGTACATGCGTTAGTTATTGCTGTGTCAGCACAACTACATTTTTGACTACATTTTGTACAATTACATGCCATTGTTTATTTTTTTATTTTTAATTATTTTAAGTTAGAGGTGTTGATCCACCACATCCAGCTACTATTTCACTTGATATTGTTGTTGGGTTAGGGTCAGAGTTATATGAACCATTTGTTCCTGTTGCTAACTCTCTCCATGGATAAATAGTTTGACCTAAATCATCTATCCATACTCTATTTACACCAGCACCACAAACAAACACTTTAATTCCTTGTACACTACATGTAGTTATAAGATTTTGAATTCTAGCCCAAGATTGATTGTTCATTACATCTTCATCTCCACCTGGTAATTGATCTGTTATTGCTATAACATATTTTGCTACACTAGATCTAAATGATCCTGTAAATGCTAAACTACTCACAATATTTTGAATAGCTATATCCATAGGTTCTGCAACACCATTTCCTGCACCTAAATTCACACATGTTCCATCAACTCCTTTGTTTAATTTTGCAATTTGAGTTTGGAATGTTGAACCATTATTATTTTGGAACATTTCCCAAGCAGTATATACTTGATATGCTCCTGTTGGTCCTTGTTGAATTGATTTTTGTGATGCTGGTAAAGCTATGTAATCTGCACAATCTTTATAAGTAGGTTCACCACCTACATTAGATGCTGAATATTCATCTACTGTAGTTAAACTAATTCTATAGTTATTTGAACCAGATGATGTATCAATTGTATTTACTAAACCTGCAGCACCTGATTTAACTGTATCTATTACACCTCCCATTGATGATGTGTAATCAATAACAAATGCTACATCCATACCATTACTACATGGAGCGTCTCCATCTAATGTATTAAATGTTACAGTTGATAATGGACATAAATTTGTTGCACCAGCAAAGTTTACAGTAACTTGAACTTGATATGATGTGCTAGGTATTAACCCTGTAAATACAGCTGATACTGTAGGGCCAGGATTATTAACAGTTTGAGTTGCTGCTACAACACCCGTAGATGCATTAATTACATTAACTATATATGAGGCTGTAGTTCCTAAATTATTTGCAAAAGATACTGTCACACCGTCTTCTGTTATTGGATTAATTTGAAGTGATGGACAAGGAACAACACCGTTTAGTACACTTGATAATACAGTTTCACATGTATCTGTTCCATTACTTACATTAAATTGAACACTGACATTTAAATCATTTGCAGTATTTAATCCAGCAGTATCAAATAATACTCCTGAAGTTGATTGTTCTACTTGAACGCTAAATATTTGATTAAGTGATACACCATTAATATCTGTTACAATAATTTTACTAAATCCAGTCACATCAGCAAATCCTGTTGGTATTGTAGATCCTTGGAAATTAAAATTAATTCCTGTTACTAAACCTTGTGAATCAGTTACAACTTGTGCTACATAATCAAATATAACTGAATCACATCCTGATGGACAACAGTTAGTTTGTATGTTACCTATAGCAGTATACAAATCATCTATTACAATCCAAGCATTTTGAACTGATTCTGCTAGTGTACTTGCAGAATTATTCCATCCTGTTTTAGATCCATAAGATACAGATGATGAGGTTCTAGTTAATGATGAACCTGTTATTACTGATTGTGAAATTGCAGAATTAATAGCAGATGGAAAACCAACTGCGTTTCTTAATGAACAAAATGCAGTTTCTAATGCTAAAACAACTACTGAAACATTAGTTAATGTACCTACATTACTTACACATGATGGTACAATTTGAGCTTCTACTACACCTCCTGAACAAGGTAAAACACATGCTTCTAATACATCTATTCTTGTATTAAGACTTGATAATGTAGAATTAATAGTATTAATACTTGCTAAATTATCACATACTTGATTTGCTATTAATGTAGCAAATTGATCTAAAGGAAGTTGAGTTACTGGGTTACCGCTTTTATCATCATACTGCATACATGCAGGTAATGTCATTATAGGAAGAGAACTAGATTTTTCATTTCCACCACCACCACTATATGCATTTAAACATATTTGATTAACCATTGCTTGTAATACTGGTACAAGCTCAGTTGGTGTTGCTCCTTTAACATTTAAACATGTAATATCTAATCCTTCTAAATTAGGATTAGCATCTACACCACTTTCTAAAAGATCACATACTTTAGTTGCAAGCTTAAATACAACTTCACTAATTGAGTCACCGTTACATAGGTCTATACATGAAATATCTGGCCCTTGCCATATTACACAATTAGAAGATATATTATCACATCCATTTGTGGAGCCGCTTGAATTTGTTGGGATCATAAATGTTTTATTTTACTATAATGTACTGCTCTGTTGTAAACTATACATTTATAATATACAAAATTTTTTAAAACCAAACAAGTTAATGCCAGTTTTAAAAAATTTTGCAAACAGTTATGAAAGGAGGTATTAAGCTTTCTTTAATGGCTCTTCTTCTGCTTCTATCTCAGAAATAGTTCCGTCTTCTAAACTTATATTAACTGAACCATATTTTTCTTCTAATGATTGACTTACTGCTTTCCATTGTACTTGCAGTTCAGCATGTGAAGATACTAGTTGATTTTTAACTAACTCAGCATTTCCAATATTCATTAGTAATGCATTTATTTGTTGTTGAAGTTCTTTAACTTCAGTCAATTCCTTTTTAGAAATCTTTTTTGATTTTGCCATTATAATTGGTTTTTAAAAATTTGTATACTCTTCAAAGATAATAATATTTTTTAAACTACCAAGGCAGATCAACAACTAAATTTGTATCAGGTAATAGATCTTTCTTAATTATATTCTGCATTCCTGTTATATAATCATCCCGTAAATACTTTACTAAAAATGTTTTTACATCATTTTTAGATAATGATTTATAATCTCGTTCTGCTACAACTCCTTCATCAGTATCTTTTACAATGTATGATCCGTGTACAGTAACACTCTTTTTTTCATATGTTGATTTTAATGACTTGGGTATTACTAATGAACCTGTATAAGTAAATACTATCTCCTTTATTAAAGAATTGCCATCTGTAACTAAAGACTCAATATCAAAATAAAATCTTTGAGATAAGTGCTCTTTAACTACAGGTGCCTCTACTTTTTTAATAGTCTTCTTTTTTACTACTTTTTTCTTAGTGGGTTTTTTAATTACTTTTTTGCTTGATGTTTTTTTCTTTTTTGCCATAATAGTTAGTTTAAATATTAAAATCTAGGGCAGTCTACTGCACTAAAACAAAGAGTTGTTCCATCTTCCAGTCTTATCTGCATAATAGGAAATTTTTGTCCTTCCACAAAAAAGTCCATACTGGCAATTGCACTAGTTTTAAAGTCAAGTGAAACTGGAAAACTTGCACCATCTTTTCCGGCTGGCCCTTGCGGCCCTTGTGGTCCAGTTGCTCCTGTAGCACCTTTTGACCCTGCAGGGCCTTGTATTCCCTGTGGTCCTTGACTTCCCGTTGCACCTGTATTACCAGTAGGTCCTCTAGCACCAGTTGGTCCTTGACTACCAGTTGGTCCTTTATCACCTTGTGGACCTTGCGGGCCTTGGCTACCTGTGGCTCCAGCTGCTCCGGTTGCACCTTTAGGTCCAGTAGGACCAGTTGCACCCCGTGCTCCATCATTACCATCAGTACCATTAGTTCCTGCCGGTCCTTGAGCACCTGTATTTCCTTTAGCTCCAGCTGGTCCCTGGGCACCAGTAGCACCTTGTATACCCTGAATACCTTGAGACCCGGTGTCCCCTTTAGGTCCTTGTAGCCCAGTTGGTGAACCAACCCATTCACCTTTAACATTAATTACATCATTACCATTTATTCTAACGTATCCTACATCTGCAACTCCTTTAAGTTTTAAGTTACCTGAAGTAGTTAAAGACATAGCTCCATCAGTATTTGACTGACCTTCATATTTCCAAACCCATCCACGGTCTGCGTCATTATTCATTTGAAATACTGTAGCGTAGTCATTCAAATAACCATAGCTTTGACCAGATTGCATTCCTATACCATAAGTAGATGAGGTACCCCAAAATCTATATTTACTTGGGTTATCACCTGAATTAGTATAATGATATGTCCCACCATTTGGTCCGGCTGGACCTTGTGAACCAGTATCACCTTTTGGACCTTGTGCACCAGTATCCCCCTTTGCTCCGGCTGCACCAGCTGCACCCGCTGGACCTCTTGCTCCAGTATCTCCCTTAGCTCCTGCGGCTCCCGGATTACCTTGAATACCTTGTAAACCTTGAGGACCTCTGTCTCCAGTGTCACCCTTGGCACCCGCAGCTCCAGCGGCTCCTGCAGGTCCTCTTGCTCCTGTAGCTCCTGTATCACCTGTATCACCTTTTGCACCAGCTGATCCAGTTAATCCACGTATACCTTGTATACCTTGTGATCCTGTATCTCCCTTAACACCTTGAATACCTTGAATACCTTGATCACCTTTAGGGCCTTGTGGTCCCGTATTAGTTGGCATTGTTACAGAGTTACCATCACTAATTGTAAGTGTTTGACCTACTACAGAAAGGGTTTGTTGATCTGCACAAATAGTAACAGTTCTTGATTCTTCATCAACTTCTACATTTGTTCCTTTACAACCTACTAAAGTTAAAGTATCATTATTGCTACCCGCTTTAATAAGACCTTTACCATTAGTTACGTTTTTAAATATATCTTGAGAAGAACCTCTATCTGTATTTGTAATAGTTATAGTACCTCCACTAGATGTAGAAGTCATTTCTGATTGTATACCACTACCTTGTGCTATTGTTACTGTTTCACCATTTGTAACAGTTGTACTTTCTGTTCCGTTTCCTTCTTTAATAGTCCAAGAAGACATATTCCCAACTTGTGAGTTATCTACTTTTGTCCATGTTGTATTAGCAAATACAGCCCAATCACCTATTTGCCAATCTGTAATACCATTTAAATTTGTACTACCTGCAACAGACACTATATAATAATCTCCTGATGTACCTACATTACTTGCAAGACTTGGTGAATTTGTACTAGCGTTCCATGTACCTTCAAATTGTAATACTCCAGTTAAAGCATCATTAATAGCTTTTTGTATTTGAGCACCTGTTGCAAGATTGGAAGACGAAGAAGTTACAGCAGCAGTTTTTGGTGTTAGTGTTACTGATGTTGTACCAGTCTTAGTTAATGTATTTGTATTTCCAGATGCAACACTTGTTACACCTGAGCTTGAACTAGTACCTGCACCAATTAATGTTCTAACTTCTGCAGCACTAATTCCTGAATTAAGTGTAGGTGTAGTTCCATTTGAAAGTATTGCTGGTACACCACTATCTGTTACTTTTTTAGTATTATTTACAATAGCAGTTGCTTGTGTAGAAGTAATAGTTGTTGTATTACCTGCCATTGCAGTTGTTGCTGTTGTACCAATAACTAAGTTGGAAGAACCAGTTCCTGCTCCTATAAGAGATCTTACCTCTGCTGCACTTATCCCTGTATTTAGAGTTGGACTTGTGCCATCAGATAATATTGCAGGTCTACCAGTATCTGGTAATGTATTAGTAATAGTTATAGTTCCACCACTACTTGTTGATGTCATCTCAGATGTAATACCTACACCCTGAGCAATAGTAAAAATCTCTCCATTAGATACTTTAGCTGTTTCGGTACCATTACCTTCTTTTATTGTCCAAGAGGTCATAGTTCCTGAACCAGTTCCAGCTCCAATTAATGTCCTTACTTCTGCTCCAGTTACTCCGGAGGCTAAAGTTGGTGTACCACCACCACTAAATATACCTGGCTCAGCATAAATAGTAGAACTATTAAATGCATTACTTCCATATGTATATGTTTGATTTGTAGCACCACTAACGCTAAATGTAAGTGTGTTACCTGATTTAGTTATGCCATCAAGATAAAAGTTTGAAGCAGAGGTTAAATATCTACCATCTAAATCTACTGTAAGATCTCCCAGACCTGAACGTGTTAATGTTAGAACTCCATTTGTTGTATTAAAACTTATACCTGATACATAGTTATTTGTACCTGTCTGATCATCAATCCATTTTACAGCTGTACCTGTAGTACTAAGAACTTGACCATTAGTACCAGCAGATCCACTACTATCTAATATTCTACCACCTGCCCCTAAAGAAACAGTAGTATCTACAGTGTTACCTTCTAAAGATAATAATCTTTGTGAGCCAGTTATTGTTGCCATATTATTTCTTTTTTCCTCTTAATTTAAACTTAGTCATTTTTTGTTTAATAGCAGGATCCATTTCTGATGCATACTTAGTTCCACACATCATAAAATCTTCTGAATCACTCATCTTATATGCATTTCTAGATATGTCACCTGATGCAGATAATTTTAACAAAAGTTTATTTCCTGGTTTTGAAAACGTATGTTCTCCAGTATCAGTACCGGAATATACTTCCCATGTTGCTCCATCATCATTAGACACATAATAACCCAATGTACAACCATTAGGAATAAAATAATCTACTCTATTCCAAAAAACAAAATCAACAGAAGCTGAGTTATCTAATATATAAGGTCCATATACTATTTCCCAATTAGGTATAAAATGATTAGCATATTTTGCATCCCATATTCTAAAACCATGTCCATCATATCCATAACCCATCTGAATCCACCATTCTACACCGCCTGTAGAATACATTCTAGTAATGTTACATCCATAATCAGCTCTATAAGATCTTCCTCTTCCACCAGTTGTTGTATCTTCAACAACTGTATCATGTCTACGTAAAGCAACATATCTATCATTATCTTGATCTAAGAATCCTGATATCATAGCTCCACCTCTATCTGCTGCAGTAGGAATAAAATTAGGATGACCTACCATTCTATCAGTTGGTTTACCACCTTGAGCATCTTGATACTTTACTCCAGCTCTAAATAAAATACCATAGTTATTACCTGGATTAGTAGCACCTTCATATGTAATTTGCAAAACAGTGGCTTTATTACCAGTAAAACATGGAGTCACATCAAGTTTAGTATGTCTACCAGACGCACCAACCCAAAATATATTAGGTTCATTTATTGGATCGGGTATAAACCATCCTTGTTCATAACCATCATCTCCCTGACCTATATCTCCCATATCTACATAAACTGATTTAGGTTTGGCTGTAGATGCATCTAATATTAGAGAAAAGTTTGCATTATGGTAATAAGCATATAATATTCTGTCATTAATTTCATCATACATAATCCAACCTCTGTATCCATTTCTATCTACAGGTTCGGAGCCTTCAAACATTATATTTCCTGCTGTGGCATCCATATATAATCTTTCTTCAACACCAGTTTTCATGTTTCTACGCATACATCTTTTATAATGTCTTGCATCATAGTCACTTGCATATGCCCATTCTCCTGCTGCACACAAGCCTCCTACATAATATAGACCTGTGCTTTCTACATAACCTCCACCAGTATCTTGTGATCCTATATATATTTGAGGATTACTGTGTGTTGGTCTTGGATCTTTAACAAAGGTTGATCCTCCATTCATAAGACCACTGTAGTCAAATGTAGTATAGCCATTAACATTATAAGTCATAACTACACCTTTCTTGTTTATTTTATCAATACAAATAGATTGTATATGGTTGTATGTAGATGTTGTATCTCTCCATAAAAAGTTACTGTCAAAAAATAACCTTGTCATAGTACCATCATCATTTAGTCTACGTACAGCAAAACCATCACCCCAACCAACTGTAAAAAGTAAGTCACCATCTATTTCAAAAGCAGTTGTATAACCAATAAGTCTGTCACCACCATCATATTCACCACTACCAGAAGACACAGTAACATTACTCATACCTCTTTTAGTTACAGGTACAATAGCTACTTGCCCACCATAATTATTAGAGGCACATCCTACAATGGATTTTATATCACTTTTACTTACGTTAGTTGCTTTAAACATTCTTGTATTTCAAATTGTAACATTTTAATCATACTATCATTAGAACCTGCTGGAGCTACATTTACCATGTTTAACTCTTCAGCCAATGCTTCTTCAAATTCAGCTAGACAATCTAACCAATATTGTCTGTCATCTGTTATTTCAGTTCCTCTTTCTGACATCTTATGTTGTTATTACTTCTACCCAAAACTGGTGAAAATTCCTACTTGCTCCTACACTATGCATATAAGATGAATTCATTCCGCTATAAACCAATGACGCATTAGATCTTGATAATGCACCTTGAGTTGTTGCTGAATCCATGTATATTTCTATGTGGTCTATAAATCTTGACAAAGGCAAATCATATTGAACATAATATGCAGAAGGTAATTCTATTACTGACATATTAATAACAGACAACGCACCTGCTGTATAAACTTGACTTACTAATGAAGGACTTGAATATACACCTTCTTTAACGGCATATATTCTATATGACATTGTACCACTAGTATTAAATGTAGTATCCACAATAGTCATTGTGCCAGAAAAATCATCTATTGGTACTTGACCTATAATACCAAAGTCTGCACCATCATCTGATGACCAAACTTGATAGTAATCTATATTATTTGAACTTGATTTACCAAATACAACCTCTATTGTTTGACCAACCACTGAAGCTGATACATTAGTAGGAGCACCTGGAGCTGCAGGTCTATGATTGCTTATAGCATTATCTACATATGTTTTATTTGTTGCATCCTGTTATATTATTAGCAAAAGTAGAATTACCACTTGAATCATTTATTGTTGATGTTTTTCTACCTGCCCAGCTACTACTCCAATTATCAGGGGAAGAGTTTATCTGTATTCCTGACTCAGCATTTAAATAAACTAACTCACCTGTTTGTCCTGATGCGTAACTAGATGATTCTCCTGCATTAAGTACAAGTTGTTGACCACCATAAGTTCTTACTTGATTAGTTCTTAATCCATCTGCATTACTAAAATCAGCTCTACTTGAAAATGTTTTTACATCACCAATAGTTTGTGCACCTGAAGTTCTTACTACTGTGCTATCTAATTGAATAGTACCTGTACTTGTTATAGTACCTCCTGTAATACCATTTGTTGTAGCTATAGATGTTACACCTGAGCTTGTAGCATATCTTCCGTCAAGATCAACCGTTACTGCACTAAGACCTGATCTATTAAGTGTTAATACACCATTACTTGTATCAAAAGATGCAGAACTTAAATAATAGTTTGTTGTTGTATCCTTAGATGTAATCTCAATAGTATCTGTACTTGCATCAGTCTTTATTGTAATATTACTACCTGCTTTAAATGTAAGTGTATCATTATTATTATCTGCAACAATGTTAGATTGACCAGCTGCTGCAATATTTTTAAATATGTTTTGAGCTGAACCTCTATCACTATTTGATAAGGTTATTGTACCACTTGATGTTATTGTACCTGTACCAGATAAACCATTAGAACCTGTAACAGTAACTGAAGTCACAGTCCCTGTTCCTGAACCTGCACCAATATCTGATAAAAGTTGAGCTTTAGTTCTGTACTTCAATCCTGAACCATCCCATACTAATATACCAGTATATGTACTGTTATCATTCGCTATACTAGTTACAGTACATGATCCGTCTATTTCTATTGAAGATAAAAAACTTATAGCCATGACATTTTATTCTTTGTTTGCAATATACATATTTTAAAAAAAAGGGGAAACACTAAATTCTAGATTTAAATGCTCCCCCTTTAAATTCTACTTTTTATTATCCTACAAGCTGCATTACTACTGTAATGTTATTTGCACCTAAATTAGAAGATGCAGTAAATGTTACAGTTCCTGTAGCTGTATTCGCAACAACATCCATAAATACTTGATTTCCTTTAGAATCATAAGTTTGAATAATCCAAGGTCCATTAGCTAATCCATGAACACCAGTAGCAATACTAAAGGTGTTTGTAGTAGTTGCTGGATAAGTACCTGTGTATGATCTTTTAGATTGAGCACTTGCCAATGTTGCTGGAGTTACATATCTAAATGTATCTGTTCCCGCATCTACTTCAGCTTGTGTTGCTATCTCTGTAACACCAACTGATCCTGTTGCAGCATTAGGCAATGTTCTTTTACTCATTGATGTAATAACACCATCAGTAACATTAATTTGATCTACAACGTCTACATCACTTGTATCAAGATCTGTACTAGTACCAATCTGTTTGTTAAATGTACTTGCTAATTGTGCATCACTAATTCCACCTGCTTTAACAGTAATAAATCCAGTTGCTGTACCAGCAAAAGTTGCACTACTAAATCCAGCAACACCTTTTTCAGTTGCTCCATCTGTAGCACCTACTCCTGCAATGTTTTGATCTTGAATAACAATAGCATAATCTGAAGCTGGAGGATTAGAACTTGCTGCAATTGCTTGATTAGCATAAATTGTATCTCCAACCTCTACATCTACAGTACTTCCATTAAATGATATAGTACCATCTTTAGTAACAACAAAGAAATCCCCGGTTGTTAGTGCAATGTTACTTGCTCCTGCTATTGCTGGTGAGTTTGCTGATGCATCATATCCACCTTGGAATACACCAACTCCGGCTACAAGTGCTTGCACTTGCCCTAAGTTAACTGCATCTTTTGATGCTGTACCATTTGCTAAAGTTGTAAGTTTGAAATTTCCAAAACTTAAATCAGCAGAAGGTGCATCAAATACAGATAATGAAACTTTACCAAGCGGTTGTTTAACTGTTTCTCCTTTACCACTTGCTGCATCTTGTATTAATATAAGGTCATCAGTCAGTGGAACTTGTGCCATTAATGGAGCATCTTCTATAAGACCAGTTATACCATAATCAACTTCAACTGTACCTGTAGATGTTATTGTTCCACCTTTAAGACCTGCTCCTGTAGCAACACTTTTTACTGTACCAGTTGTATAAGTACCTAAAGTTAAATCACCAAGTATTACTTGACTTGATGAACCTGCTCCTGCAATGTTTATTGTACCTGAAGTAGTAATTGGTCCACCTGTAATTGTTAATGCATTACCTGTTTCTGTTATTTCAATACTTGTTACACCTGAACCAGAATCATTAACCCACTCTACTACACCTGTTGAAGAAACAGCAAGTCTTTGCCCATTTCCACCAATTGCTAATGTAGCTAATGAATTTGCACCGTCTGCAAATAATATATCTCCTTTGGTATATGATGCTAATCCTGTACCTCCATTTACTACGTTTAATGTACCAGCTAAAGTAATTGTTCCACTACTTGTAATTGGACCACCACTTGTTGTTAAACCAGTAAGTCCACCACTAACATCAACAGAAGTTACAGAACCTGCACCTGCATTAATATAAGTTGCTACTTGAGATAAGTTTGCAAATTTAGCATTGCTATCTGAATCATCAGAAAATAAAACTTTATCATCCGCAAGTAAAGTAACAGCTGTTCCATCAGCAGCTGCTAATACAACGTTATCTGTTCCTGCATAATCTACTGCTAGTGTTCCTGCTGCAGTAATTGCACCACCTGTTAAACCTGCTCCAGATCCTACAGAAGTAACTGTACCATCTTTACCAAAACCTGGCATTTTATTAAGAGGGGTCTTGTAGATATTATTATCGTCTGCAGCTGAAAACCATAGATAATCTTCTGATTTAATAACTGAATCACCAGCTGTTAAGATTGCATTATCTACACCGTTATAATCAATATTTACAGTTGGGTTTACAGTTGACGTACCTGTAATACTAATTCCTTTACCTTCACTTACATCTGTTACTGTACCAACGTATTGATCAGCTGAATTAATAGTGAATGTAGAACCGGCACGTGTTACTGTAGTTGTACCAGAACCTGTATATACTATTGAATCAGTACTAGCTGGATTTGAAGCAACTAAATTTAATGTTGCTGTTCCGTTACCAGATCCTGTTGCTGTTAAGTCATAAGTTGTGTTACCATCTGTACCTGTTGTTATATCTACCCAAGCAGAACCATCATATAATTTTAGTTTATTTGTACTAGAGTTATAATAGATTTTACCTGCAATTCCTGACGGGTCAGCGCCAAGAGGCTGAATAATAACATTTTGTATTTGGTTATTATTCAGGTTTAAATTTCCTTGGACATCTAGTCCTGTTAAAAATTGTACTGCCATTTTGTTTTATTTATTTGTTATTTATTTTAGTTATTTAATTTAAAAAGACGCACCCTGAAAAAGAGGCTGCAAATGTTATTCTTAATTGTTGTGAACTTATATATTCTACATTACCTACTACTACTGTATTTCCACTATCTATTACTGTAACAGAAGGATACTCTCCTAAATTATGTGTAACAGTCCAAACAGATGAAGCTACTTCAAAACATTCCGTATATGTACCTTGGTCTGCTACTACACCTTCTAAATCAAGAACTGTACAAACACTACTTGGTGTTTCAGGACAACTCATGCTGGCCTTTAAATTTATTTCTGCTAATGGTTCAACAAATACACCTGGTGTTTCTGTTGCTGCTATAACTTTATTACTAGCTGAATTCTGCCAATCACATAAATCTTTTCTTAATACTGCTAATTCCATATCAGTATAACAACAAGCATCTATTCCAAATCTAATAGACTGAAAATTTGCATATACTTGTTTAGCAAAAGTTTGTTCAACTTTTATTCTTTTAAGTAATGCAAGTTCTTTTGCCTTTTCACTATTAGAGAATGATCTTATTGCTTTACCCATGTTATTTATTTCTTAAATCTTGTATCTGCTGTCTAGCTAATTCTCTATTCAAATTACTTGATGTAGAAACATCAGCATCAACTTTTGCTTTACATTGCTTGCATACTATTACTCCATTACCTAATGAAGCTTTTTGACATCCGCAAGTAAATTGCTTATTACAGTGTGCACAATTTGCCATTTTTTTTTTTGGTTTTAAATTAAATATTGAGAACTTGATCCGCAGTTTCCTGATGGACAAGCTATTTTATTTAGTCTATTTTTAGCATAATTATATAATTGCATTCCATGTGCTGCAGATTGACAATATTCTACATTAGCAACAGCCGCATCAATTACTGTTCTTATATAACTCATTTCTGCTAACAATGATTGTTTTTCTGAATCTGGTTGGCATGCTTGCACTTCTAAATCACATAGTACTTCATAATAAGTAGTAAGTAATCTAGTTACTCTAAGATGATTGTATTCTACATATACTTTAGAGTTTGGTGATACACTATATTTAATAATATAAACACCATCTGGAATTTTTTCCTGTGTTGTACCACAGTCTGATTTTTGTATTGCCAGTGTACAAGCTGTAAGACACATATCAAAATCTTTGTCAACTTTTATAAGTACTGGTACAGAAAAACCTGGAAGAGTGATTAATAATTCTTCACAATCTACAGCAAGTTCTGAACTGTATTGACTTGTATCTTTAATACACAATAAATCACAGTTAGATACTGTGGGTATTTCTAAACTTAATATATGTTTGCTTGCCATTTTTTAGTACTTTATTACACTATATAGATAATATACAAAAAATTACAGACAATATAAAATAAAAAGAGCAGGAGATTTCTCCCCTGCCCTAATATTTAAAATAGAGTTCTCAGATTATACTGCGTCTATATCTTGCTCATAAGGAACAAAATTACCAGCTGAATCTGCCCATGTTGCTAAAGCAGTCATAAGTTTTTCAACTTCTGCTTGAGCACCTGCATCAGAACATTTTACAAAAATCTTATATACATACTGATCATTATCAAACACTCCAGATGGATTGTTGAATCTTGGCACAGAATGCTGAATATAATATGCTTTGTAAGTTGCACTTCTGTCAACAGCAGATAGTAATTCATCAGACATTTCAATTTCTCTGAATCTTGCACTATCAGCATTTCCTTGATTGTAAGGAGACTGACGGTATCTTTCAGACATAATTAAATCTCTAATTACTTCTTCACCTTGAGTTTGTTGCATCATACCAGGAGTTCTTGAAGCAACTCCACAGTCATTACATACTTCACCTGTTTCATCTAATTGAGAAACAATAATTTCTACAGGCTCAGCATTAAAGTGATCTCTTGTATCAAAAGAACAGTTACCAAATACAGTGTCTACATAAGCACCAACAAAGTTAGCAGCAGCACTTACTTGATCAGCAACTGGATCAGTTGAAGGTACGTAAGTTCCGTCTAATGCTTGTTCAATAGTGTATGTTGTAGAAACACCTGCTACTGTAGCAACAATACCACCACCACTAGCTTCAGCTACAAAAGGCTTAATTAATGGATCAGCTAGAGCCATTTTTGCCATAGTTGCTAATACTAATACTGGATCAATGTACTCTTGTCCATCTACACAGCAAATGTTTGCTGAATCAGCAATTGCATATGCATTGTGATTTAAGAATCTTAATGCTGGTGAACCTTTTACATCAATTCTTAGAAATTGTGTTTTACCACATGGTGCACAATCAGAAGCTAAAGATAAGCTTGCTGTAGCTTGTACAGCTGATTGACATGTTGCATCCCATAATCTTGTAATATATCTTGGGTTAATCCCTTTAGATTTTACAGATTCTTTGTACCCTCCGTGACCTGGATTGTTTCCAATAGTATCTTTAGAGTAGAATGAACCTTGAACTACGTAGCCAAGTGCTCCCTTTGCAGGTGCTCCTGGTAATGCTACTGATGCCCAAGTTGCATCACTTACTAAAGCTACTTGACCAGCAGTAAGAGCACTTGTTGCAGTACCCGCTGTATCTAGCGTGCTATCTGCAATAAACGTCTTGTTAAACGCATGATTAAAATAAGCCATAATTATTAATTTTGTGTGAGGACCATTACCCTCACTGGTTATAAATAAATGATTTTACCAGTTTACTCTGTCCGTAACTTCCTTGTTACTATAATAATATACACATTTTTTGTTTAAAATCATATATTAATTATTTCTTTCTGCAGCTTGAGTACCTCTTTGTTGTTGAAACATATTTTCTATATCTCCTGCAATCAATGCAGCTGTATCATCTAAAATTACTTCAACAAGATCATCTTTAAATTGACAGTTTACATTTGTAGTACTCAATATACCGGTATAAGGATCAATACAACCCTCTACCTGAATAAGCACAGGTTTTTCATAATAAGTCAATATAGGATTAACAATGTTAAAACTGCTATTCCTATATATTCTTATTGTATTTCCCAGCATTGTACAAAATGTTTCTCCCCAGTCAAAGTCTGGATTTTTTAAAGGATCCCTTAATAACAATGATACATTAGCTTCTTCTGCTAAATAAACTGTCATTGACCTAGGTGTACAACAATCATCTTTTGCTTGAGTGGTTACTTTTTTAAATTCTAAATATGTATCTATTGGAAAATTGTTTGATTCAAAATAATCATTTGTCTCAGCTCCAGTAAGAGATAACTCTCTAAGTAAAGGCTGTAAATCATCTATTCTTTTTTTAGATAGTTCATCACCTTCCTTATACATGTTACCTCCATGAAGATTTCTTCTACACCACTCTATCTGTGCTTTATTAAAAGCCTCAACAAATTGCCAACATTCTATATTATCATAGTCTTGACTATCAAGCTTATTTAGCCTTTGTTTTAATTTAATTAAGAGTGTACTATTTTCCATTAGTAATAATATTTATGAGTTCCAATATGGTTCTACTTTTTCCATCAATGAAAGAAGCTGTTCTTCATTATCAGGTTTCATTAAGAACTCAAGCACTTCTGCTGGTCTTTTACCCATTCTAATACCACTATCAATAGGTTCAATCCAACCACCTGCTTTTGTTGTTATGAATCTGTAATACAGACCGTCTTTAATTAATGCTCTAATTTTTAATTCTTCCATTCCTAATTTTGAAACTTCTAAGAATTGACTTGCAGCTCTTTTCTTATTTGACTCTCCACCATTACCGTTTATATATGTATCCATATTTTCATACATAATATCATTAGGAGTGTTCTTAGTATACTGCACACTATCTACATCAGTTACTTTAGCCACATACATTAACTTTGTAGGGTTTGTGTCATATAAACTTTGTAATGCTGATAACGCTTTATTTTTTAATTTTGTTAATTCAGTTCTTGTTGTAAGAGTTTCTTCAACAGTATCTAAATAAAATTTAGGATTATTTTGTGCTCTTTTTGCTTCTTTTAATGACGCAGCAACAATAGAAAATCCTCCTGCTTTTATTGCATGTAATTTTATTCTGTCATATGGATCTACCTCAGCATCTAAAAATACTGGATCATTTCCACATCTTAATTGTATCTTATCCCAAAATTTAGAATTATCAGGTTTCATTATAGTAAGTTTATTCCAAAATTCTTTATCATCTGGATCAACTAAATTAGCCGCTAATTCTGCTTCTAGTTCAGAAACAACTTTTCTGATTTCAGCAATTTTCTTTTTCTTTTCTTTTGGAGGTAGCATTTTTACTTCAGGAGCAAACTCATTTAATCCTGTAACATATCTTTTTACACCATTCATTTCTAAACATGCTAAAGACTCTTGATGAAATACTCCATCATGTAATGCTAATCCATATTGTTCTAAACCCATATTTTCCTTGTTTGGATTAAAATAAGGTCTTATAGCAATAGTGCTACTTTTTTTTGTTTGTTGATACTTTTCAACAATTGTGTAATCTTCCATTTTGGTTTTTTTAAAAATTAATAATTATTACTCTAGTCAAATTGTATACTGTAGTATACGCATCTATTATTACTAATATTTCTAAAGCAAGGTTTTACCCTTGCTAAAGTTTTTGACTTTATTGTTGCTCAACTACTGGAATAACAATTTTTAATATGCCTTCTGTATGATATATATCTCCTGTTTTTAAACCAGCTGCAATTGCTGCAGCATTATCTAAATAAGAACTTGAAACAGCTACATCACGTACCCAAGAAATTACTTCATTTACATGCAGTAGTCTTGCGTTTCCTGTTTCTGCTCTTGATACACCTTCATAAGCAGGGCTCTCAAATTGTTGCTTCAACTTAGTTATTTGTTTTGGTGCTGCCATGATTGCCATATTTATTAGTTAAAAAATAAAAAAAGGGAGGAGGCATAAACCACCTCCCCTTTTAATTAAATAGTTCTTAGAATGATCCTCCTGTTACAGGGTTTCTCATTACAATTTTAAGAACTTTAGTTGGATCCTTAACCCATATAGCTGGCATGGTCTGAGTCATATAAACTCTATATCCATTGAACTGACCAGTAGAAGCAAATCCTTGAGTTCTTCCCATGTAGTCCATAGTACCATTTTGGTAGAACCACTTAAGTTGATTATCCCAAGAAAGTTTCAACAAGTGAATGTTGTCATTTCCTTCATC